TCAGTGAGAGTCTGGGTTCGCCCGGCCTTCATCTATCAGCTTCTCGGCATAGTCGCGCGCATGCTGCCACGCCTCGCCTTCGGAAAAGTACTGCCCAGGCACGGGTTCGTGCTCGAATATCTTGATCGAACTGCCGTCCGCCCCCTTCGCACAGATCGTCACTTCGCCATGCCAAGGCCCACCGGTTGGGGACGTTGCGGAAGCCTCATACCAGTGATCCTTGTAGTACGTGAAGCCTTGGAGATCCATAGCTTTCTCCAGTTGTTCAAGAGAATCGTAGCACGGCCTAAGGACCCACAATCAGCTTCATTTCGGCCGTTGCCCTGCCCTCCGTCAGGATGTACCACTAGTGTATCGCCGCCTCGCCAGGAAACTGGAGCGCACATCCGCACGATCACAAATAGCGACGGATACAGGCGACCCAAGGCGGACCCTGGCGAACGCCGAAAGCCCACGAGGCCTTGATTTTCCTGGGAGGGGAGGACTTCAGAGAACTTCTACGAACCGTATTATGGTCCCGCCGGCAGGAATCATAAATCTCCTTGCAAGCCTTATATTTATTGGCGTTTCCGAAATATGATTTATTCGATGCCCCTTCCTGTGCCCCTAAAATATTTTGTTGGGTCTTAGGACTGCCTCGTTATACTGTATATCCATACAGTACTTTCAGAGTGCGCCAATGCTCACCTGCGATCCGGACACAGTCTACCTGTACAGCCAGTCCCATGGGGCTGCGCGTTTGGCCATCCGCCGCCCCCACCTGACCATCGACGATCCGCTGCTCACCGCCGACACCTGGAACCCGGAGGTCGAGGCCGCGGCGCAGGGCCGCAAGCGCGACGATCACCCTGACGGGGGTCGATACAGCGGCGATCATGGCCCTGCCGTGGACAATCGACCGCCTGGCGTTCGATTACCAAGGCGCTTCGCTGAGCTTCCAGCTTGCCAAAAGCATCCAGTTTGCCGGCCCGCGCTCGATCTGCCTGCGCACCCGCGGCGAGCGGCACTACGCCACCCGGCAGGAGATGGCATGTTCCCTGTGACCTACCAGGCGGCATCAATCTTCCTGGAAACCCAGTTCCTGCCCGGCGACACGGCCGAGCTGCGCCTGGACTGCGAAGGCGTCACCGTCACGGCCAACGCCGTCACCGTGCACGGCATCGAGACGCGCCACATCGAGAAGATGCTGTGGACGGCCGATTACCTGTCTTTCGAGCAGGACGGCCAGCACCACCGGATCAAGGTTGCCCGGCCGGCGGTGAAAACGCCGCTGCGCGCGCGGTTCCCGCGCCGCTGACTAGCTGCGCCCGCCTCGCCATGCCACCCAACACCCCAGAGAACTGGGCCCGAGCCCTGCGCCACGCCGTTCGCGGCGGCACGCCGGATGCCTATGGCGATCCGTTCAGCATGCGGCTGTACCTCCTGGACCCTTACGGCCAGCCGGTCCATACGATGGACGGGAACGCTCATCATGAATTCCTGAGGGGCTGGTTCAAACGTTTCGTGCTGCGCACTGACCTTCCCGAGCAGGATGCCCGCGTCTGGACATGCTTCTGCCCATGGTCGAACACGATGACCGACAAACCGGTTTTCCTTACCCACCTGGTCGGCAGCGGCATCGACAAGATCTTCACCTCGGCGACGTGGCAAGATGCGCAGGACAAGCACCGGCGCGTCTCGGAAAAGGCGCGCCGGGTGTTGCCGCTCACGCCCTTGCCAGGAGATGAGGATGTGCACTAACTATGCCCCGGTGCAACGCCAGTTGCTGCGCGACGTCTTTGGCGTCGAGCCGCCGCCCCTGGACTATCCGCCGGAGACCTGGCCGGACTATGCCGCGCCGATCATCGTGGGCGGCGACAGCGGTGCGCGCCAGGCGCTGGTCGGCACGTTCGGGATGGTGCCCAAGACGCGCATCCCGCCGGGCGTGGCCAAGTTCGACACCACGAACGCGCGATCGGAGACGGTCGGCGAGAAGCGGTCGTTCTCGGGGCCATGGAAGAAAGGCCAACTCTGCCTGGTGCCGGCCACCAGCTTCTACGAGCCCAACTATGAGAGCGGGCCCAAGTCGGTGCGCTGGAAGATCTGGCTGAAGGACGAGCCTGAGTTCGCCATCGCGGGCCTGTGGCGGGATTGGCCGGACGAGGCCGGCGCCGAGGTGTTCAGCTTCACCATGCTGACCATCAACTCGGACAAGCATCCGCTTATGAACCGCTTCCATGCCCCGGGCAAGGAAAAGCGGATGATCGTCATCGTGCCGCGGGCGGAATGGGATGACTGGCTGACGTGCCGGGACTCAGAGCGGGCGCGCAGCTTCATGCGGCCCTACCCGCCCGAGTTGATGGTTGCAGAGCCGGCGCCGCGCGCGCCGCGAGCAAAGGCGGCCGAGTAGCCCACTCCTGAGTGGGGTGCATCAGCACAGGTATGTCCGTCATCATTGCATCCCTACCATTCCATTGGAGACAGCAATGCAGGATGACCAGATCGACAATGTTGCGGCAACCCTTGCTGCAGCGCTCTACACCACAAGAGCCTCCAGTTCTTCAACGCTAGCCGCAATGGCGTCCCAGGTATCGCCGGAGAGACGAATCGTCGAACTCTTCGTGGGGGTCCGCAGGGAACTGGTCGAATCAAGGTCGCGGCGGAATCGTGACCAGACGCCAACGCCGTAGCGCCTAAGGCGCCTGCCATGCATTAGGAGGAGGCAGGGCGCCTTATTCTTCCGCATCTGCCGATAACTGGTCGGCCAGCCTGCCGCGCAATCCCTTCGGCGCCGCCTTCAGCATCCGACTTGCACTCGGTGTAGCCATCTGCTTAACCTTGCCCACCAGTTGCTTGTTCGTGATCTCGATCGGCGAATCGGGGTTCTTCTCGTTCCAGTCGTTGAACCAGGCCACAGCGCCCTCCTCAACGCCGCCGCGCGCGCACCTCGTTCTCCAGGTCCGCCAGCCGCTTCCCCTGTTCGTGGGATGCCAATCTGCGGCGGCGGCACTAGAATCCCGTCCTATGACGAGGTGGTCATCTGCCACATCACAATTAAGAGAACGGGAGTCGGGATGATCGAGTTGAATCGCTTACGCCGAAGCGCGCTCGCGCTTGCCGGCGCGGCCTTCCTTTTCGTCGCAGCCGGCGCTGGAACGGCGATTGCTCAGGGCAACAACTGCGATTGCCAGGAGATTGTGGGGGCCTGCTCCGCGTCCATTTCGGTCGTGCCCACGGAATCAACCAAGGGCTCTTATGGTGCTGACCTCAACATCCAGTCGACAGTGCCAAACTGCGCGAAGGTAGATTACTACGTTGACAGCACCCCCTACTTCACAATCCTGAGTCAGGGCAACCGAGGGACAGATCGCGTGTTCGGCAACAAGCCAATCACGCGCGCCAACATCTCCGATGTGTCATGCAAGGTTTGCAAATCGCAGAACAATGCGAGGGCGGATCGAACAGACAACAGTGGCAAAACAAGCTCAGGCGAAGTGAATGTATCTGGAAACTGGCAAGGTGTATGCCCGGGTGCCCCTGGGTGGTGGGGGTCGGGTGGACAGCTATCAGAATCCAGAAACCTCGCAGTGACCCAGAACAAGGTATCAGGCTCTATAACCACCAAGGCTGAGTCGTCCCCAACCTACACTGGCACACTACAGGGATCAATCTCTGGCAACACTATGAATCTGAGCAGCACCTTCGGGAGCACGCATAGTATGACCATCTCCGATGACGGGAGTACATTGACTGACAAGTGGTGCAACAAAGACGGTGGTTGCAGCACTTGCGTGCTGCATCGCTAGCTCACGCTACACGAGTAGCCTCCAACGGCAGCGCCACTCTTCATTCCGCAGATCCGTCCGCTGCTGCTCACTGGCAGGCAGCGACCGCCACTTTCAGCCTAACCTCATACCCCGCCCGCAGCGCCAGCTCCACCAGCGCCGCCCGGAAGAACTCGAAGTCGCTGGCGGTCGCCGGCACCTTCGCCAGCGGCCAGTCCGGCTCGGGGATCTCCGGCGCCTTGCATGGCACAGCCACCGGAACCCTCACCTCCACCGGCCTCTCGATCACCTCCTGGGTTGCGGCACAGCCGGCCAGCATGAGCACCGCAAGTGCCGTGCACGCCGCGAGATTTCGAAATTTCGCAAGTTGCCCCTTCATAGTTTCCCCCGCGTGAAGGTCTGCCGCAGCCCGTGCAGCGACGCGCATTGCTCCGAGCCCGGCACCTGCGCCTGGATCTTGCTGGCCAGCAGCGTGTACTTGGACTGGGCCACATGCGCTTCGGCGTCGGCCTTCGCCGCGGCGTAGGCGCGGATCTTGGCTTGCGCCTCGAGCGCGGCCACCGCGGCGTTCTGCGTCGACACGGATGTCGCCAGCGCCTGGTTGTCGCGCTTGGCCTTGACCAGGTCGGCCCGGGCCTGTGCCAGCTCAGCGCGCGCCGAATCCCGCTCGCCGCGGTAGACCCAGACCGAGCCACCGGCCAGCGCCAGCACCACCAGCACCGCGACGAAGAAGATCCGCTGCGGCGTGGCGAAGACGGCTTTGATGGCCGCCCCGATAGCGTCAAGAATCGGCATGGTGGATCACCTCCGTGGGGCTGAACTGGTAGCCTTCCCGCGCGTACTTCTGGGCGATCCAGAGCGGGAACGGCATGTCATGGATGCCCTCGTCCTTGCCGGTGTGGTGGGCCTTGCACAGCAGCAGGCCGTTCACCGTCATGTCGTCGACGAAGGCGTAGGGGTCGGCCGAGTCGAAGTGGTCCCAGTCGAACGCGGCCGCGTGCGGGCCCAGCGCGCCGGTGCGCGCGAAGGTGGCCACGCTGGCCCAGTCGATCATGTTGGCCAGCGATCGCTCGATAGGATGGTGGTGCGCCTCGAGCGGATGGCCACTCTCTTCCGCCGTGGCGCCGCAGATGAAGCAGCGCCCGCCCTCGCGCGCGATCAGCGCCTTCTTGGAATGCAGGAACAGCGGCGTGGTGGTGCGGGCTTCGTGCCCTGGCAGCAGCACGTCGACGGCCAGGGTCTCTTTCTCTTCGTGGGTCTGGGTCACAGTCATTGCGCCGGCCTCCAGCTGACGGAGCCTCCCGGCGTAAAGTCGAAAGCCAGACCGAGATGCGTCTCGATGGTCGCCCGGTCCTCCGGGGTGGCATCCTGCAGATGCACCATGTAGAACTTCCCGTAGGTCGTCGGGGCTGCGGGCTTGCCGGCCTCGTGCCAGGAAAACGTAGGCTCCCCGGTGTTCGGGTCGAATCGCCCGGTAGAAACGCGAATCCACTTCCCGGCATCGATCTCTTCCTGGCGCGGGTAGCTGCAACTGCAACGCGACTCCAGCATCCCCGCGTGCGGGTTGGGGATGTTCTCGAAGTACGCCTTGTGCGGCCAGCCATATTTCCGGTCTGCGAAGTGCCCGGCCGCGCCGGCACGGATGGCGGCGGCGACGTCGGCCGGGTGCATCGATCCGCAGTATCCGCAGCTGCGAAGGCGGCCAGTGGTCTTGCCGGCCTCGATGTTGGGGGCAGCGGCATCGCGCCAGGGAACAAGGCGATCCGGGTAGCTCTGAATGCCAAAGTGATTCATGTCGTGCAGATGTGCGACGCTCTTTTCCTGTTCCATTGCAGTGCTCCAGAAATGAAAATGCCCCGCGCACGGCGGGGCTAAGTATGGTGAAGGTTGGGGTCAGGCGTGCAGCACGGCCTTGGCTTTGGCCCAAAAGGCGCGCCGCTCGGCAATGCCGTTTATTCCGCCGTTGATGGCGCGGGTCAGTCCGACAAAGTCGCCGGCGTCGGCGAAGCGGTTCAGGCTGTGGGTATGCCAATACCAGCCGGCGGACGCCGCCGCGTGCGCGGGTTGCTCGAGCAGCTCGGGATGCGTCAGCAGGTCCAGGTGCAGTCCGAACCCGCACAGCACGTAGTTCTTGCGACCGGTGACCTGGATCAGGCCGCGCCCCATGAACCGCTTGCCGTCGCCCGGCTCGGTATTGCCCAGGTCCGCGCTGCCCTCATACCGGCGCTGCGCGGGTGTCGGACCCCAGATCTCGCGCAGCAGGCGCAACTGCCCGGACTCGTGCGCGACCTGAGCCAGGAAGGCAGCCGCGCGCGTGGGCGTGTTGACCTCAAACTGCAACATGGCGGCGGCCAGCGGCATAGCGAACGCATCGGCCCGAGCGCCGGCCAGCGGCATGATGGCGTGCAGCTGCGCGGCGGTGATGAGCGTCTCAGCCATGCTTCACCCCAGCCACCGCGTCGCGCAACTCGTCTGCCACCTCGGCTAGGTCCTTGTCGCGCCGGCGCTCGATGAAATTGAACATCCAGCGCACCACCGCCCAGGCCGGCAGCCCGCACGAGAACACCAGCCCGAAGAGCGCCACCAGACCGATGTACTCATGCGTCCAGGCCTGCAGCCCGAAGTACTGCACCACCGCCGCGCCGCCGGCGACGCTGCCCACCACCGTCGAGATGAGGGCAACAGCCCACTCCGCTGTGCTTCTAGGTTTCATCATGATCATCACCACGATTGCGGCCAGGCCGCTGGCACCCGCTGCCACACCGGCGGTACCGCTGATTGCTTTGAATGCAGCCGCACCCGCGGCCATTGCTGCGGCGCTGTCGCTGATTGGTTCGGACATTTGTGACCCCGGAAAAAAAAAAGCCGCTCAATGGCGGCTATGGTTGGTTTTGCTTGACTGTGGGATGTGCGCGGGCCCGGTCCTGTAGAATGCACGCGACCTAGCAAACAGGGGATAGATGTGGGAATTAATCGGGTTATCTTGGAGTGGTTCGACCATCTCGCCGAAGTTGGCAGCTTTGAAGGAAAGTCGTCTGTCCTCGAGCTTGGGCCGCAGGATTTCTTCTTTAGCGGCGAGGACATTACGTCGGTTTCGAACCGTCGGCTGAAAGGGCATATGGTTGGTGAAACCGTATCGCTCATCTGCAATACAAGCGTTCCCTTCCGGGAGAAACAAGCCGCCTTCTATTCCCTCTTCGGCCTAAACGACTACAAGTCAACAGACCAATACGACAAGCGAGCGGACTTCGATTTCGACCTCAACTTGTGCACTGAGTCGCCGGAGAAGTATGACGTCATCGTCGACAGCGGAACAAACGAGCATGTCTTCAACGCCTCGAATGTCTTCGTCTTCACCCACAACTCACTCAAGCCGGGTGGCATCGCGCTGAAGATTCTGCCGACCTACGGGGACAATACGCACGGTTTCTTCAATATTCACCCGACGGTCTACTTCGATGTTGCTCGGGTGAACGGATACAAGATTCTCGACTTCCGCTACATCGACGACATGTCCGGCAGAACAAAGGAGCGCGGAATCGAAAGCTTGATTTCGAGGGGCGATTTTGAGCGCGGCCTGACATCCTTTGCCGGCAGTGCTGATCTGCAATCGAGGATCTCCGAGAACTTCTCAAAGAACCTGGAGCGAGCCATCCTCAACGGTGGTCACCGGCAAGCCCATTTTTGCGTGGACTATTGTTGTGTGGCGATGCAGAAGATGACTGACGAACCTTTCCGTTACCCTGGGCAGGGCGTCTATCTCACGGAATTTGGGGACTCGTGAGTCTTCTGGCGCGCGTGCCCTGCGGATGACCCCGCAACCAGAGCAGCATCTCATGCAGGTGGTATCGGCCACATAATGTCCGTGGAGGAGAGATCGACTCGACTCACGGCGACCCGGTATTGCTTCCATGCCTTCAGGGTGGCGACGTCAGCATCAGTCGCAGTGCCCAAATCTGAAGCATCCTGCAGAGGGGCAATTCGCAAGGCTGCCACGACCAGCAAAGTATCACGTGTGGCCTGATTATTCGCCTTTGCGGCGCCCAGGTCTGCGTACGGCACCCATTGGCTACCGTCATAGCGCGCCTTCCCAGGCTCTCCATCAAAATCGTCCGGCACGGGCACTATGGTGTCCTTACCGTTGGCCTCCATGAAGCCAAATGCGTTGAGTACGCCATTGCTATCGACGAATGCGTTCTTCATTTATGCGCCTCCATTGGGCATGACGTAATAGATCAGATCGTGTGACGCAACTGCCCCGCTACCATTCACCGTGGACATGTAATAACGATAGGCTTGCGAGATATTCGGGATTTCCACAAGAGGGCCTGAGCATGTTTGCGTCTGCCCTGTTGAAGCGGAACCCGTAATCCCAAAGTCAGATTCTTGAAACGTAGTCCCGGAGACCAACTCCAAAAAATGCGAGATGCCGAGGGTCGGGCCTGCGCCAGTCAGACCTTGTATCTTGCGGATTGAAAGGCCATATGCACACGCATTGGGGGGAATGAACGACGACACGCTAACGGACGTGCTGCTACTTGCACTGCCATTATTCACGGCGCTTTGGGCTGCGACGTAATAGGCGCGATTCGTTCGAAAATAGCTCGCCACAATCTGCGACGACGCATTGAAGCGGACGGCCCCGATGTAGCCCCAATGGGTGTAGCCAGTAGGCAGCGTCGGGCCGGCCGGCGGCGCCGAAGCGCTGGCTACCGTCGCCAGCGTGGTCCCATTCCAGACGAAGTACAAGTGGATCCACGAGGATGCCGAGAAGGCCCCTGCCTGGTCACGACCATTGGCCGCAGGTCCGGCCAAGCCGACATCGCACGTCAGCGTGCCCGTGTTGGCAATGGACTTGACCCCGCCGCTGATCGGGTTCCATACCGTCACAAGGTCCGCCGACACGTCGAACTTCGTGTTCGGCGTGGTTGCGTTATTTGAGCCTACCAGGCCGCGCGAGCCGTAGGCGGCAGACTGCCCGATCTGAGCCGCATGATTGCTCTGCGTCCCAGCAGCGACCTGTAGCGCCCCGCCCGTGCACTCCAGCAGTACCCACGAGCTGATATCCCCCCGCCAGATCGCCGAGGCCTTACCGTTGGCAACCATCTCACCGCCCTGCAGCGCGCTATGGGCGCCACCGACCAGCGGCAGCGCGCCGAGACCGTTGACGTTCAACGTGGAGGCGCCGGTGTTAGCGGTCTTCACCTTGAATGAGAGCACCATGCCATCGGTCAGCGCGGTGATGGCAGGGCTGTAGCTGACCACGTAGGTATTCGCCGAGCCAGTATCCACCGCGGTCGTCAGAGCGCTTTGCTGGATCGCGTGCAGCAAGTCCGCCGGCAGGATCGGCGCGTTCGCCGCCTGTGAGATGTTGGCCGACGTGATGGTCGTCTGGCCGTTGGCGACGGTCACCACCCACAGGCCCGTATAGCCCGCGTCCGGGGCCGGGGTCACCTGTGAGCCAGTGGTCGCAGCGACGCCCGCCTTTACGCTAATGTTGACGATGCCTTTGCGCGCGGTGGCCTGCTGGGCACCGCTGTTGTTCGGCCCCGACCACGCCTGCGTGGGGTTGCTGGCGTTGTAATACGGCAGCGCGATCAGGCCGGCGTCCGTGTCGAGGTAGGCCGCCTGGATCAGGTAGTTCACGCTCTGTCCGGCCGTGGCCGGCGCCGGGCAGCTCAGCGTCACCGCATCCAGCGAGATGCCCTGCTTCAGGATGCTGTGCGTGGTGTCTGCCGGCAGCGACGAGTAAGCGGTGGCGTCAATATTGGCGAGGCTGTAAATCTCGCCCGGGTTCACGACCACCTGCAGCGACGCGGGGCCGGTGGGCACGCAGCCGAGGCCGTTGACGACCGTCGCGGTACCGAGCATTGCCGCGGCCAGCTTGGCCAACGCGATCATGGCGAATTTGTTGGTGTTCAGCAGGTCCGTTTCGAGGGGGATCTGCCCCGGATATACGATCTGGCGGTCCATTTAGGCTCCGGAAATGAAGAAGCCCGCACGTGGCGGGCTTTGGCTGAATTTAGGGACATCTGGTCATACAATTCTTACAAATTAAATTTATTGCATATCAGATATTATTTTGATTTAATTCGCGCCGCGCAGCATCTGCTGTGCCCCATTGCGCTTCTGCTTCTGCGCAAGACCGGCAAGGATTTCCCGTCTCGGCCGGTCTTCTTTTTATGCTCACACCCGATACGGCGCCCCCCGATACTGGCCCCGGAAAAGTGAAAGCCGCCCAAAGGCGGCTGGTAGGCTGTGCTGCTCCGGCTACTCGCCGGTTTCCTCTTGAAACGCTACCTGCTGTGCTGTGGCGTATCCGAGGATCATTAACTGATCGTCATCGAGTTTCGCAGACTGCTCCGGCAGTTCCACGATCGGCGTTTCGGGATACATGTCCGCGAGGAGCGTCTCGGCAACCTCTCGGGACTCGAATGGACCGAAGTGAATAACACTTTGGCCGTTGACTTCTGCAAAGGAACATTCCCCTGTTTCTAGCGGGTAGAACACCACCAATGTGCGCGCATGTTGGTCCATGGTAGCCTCCAGATCTTGTTATGTATCCCAAACATAACTATCGATACTGGCGAGCCCCGCCGCGACCGGCGGGCGCCTTCCGTCTGCACCACAATTTTAGGAAATTTGTCTATACAGACAAGTATCGTCAAGCCCACACACGATACGGCGTCCCTGGCTCCGGCGCGACAACGATACTGCCCAGCGCCGCCGCCTCGCCGGCGGTCAGCGGGCGTTCCAGGCGCAGGTTCACGTGCCACCCAGGCACAGCCGCCGGCGGCGTGATCACGTTGCCGTCGGCATCCCACTCCCCGCCCTCGTAGATCGTGCCGATGGTCGAGAGGTTGACGCCCTCGGCGGGCATACGTTGCGTCTCGCCGCCCTCGGTATATTCGACCGTCAGTTCGGCGGCCAGCAGCGCAGCGCGCACGGTATCGCGGTCGGTCCCGCGCAGGTAGTAGTCGTGGAACATGGTCACCTCACGCGGTCAGGGATTGGAGTTCGACGTTGGACATGCGACGCGGAATGAAGCGAACGTTTCGCAGCCAGCCGTTTAGCCAGCCTGGATTACTGGCCAATCGCCCCAACCGCATTTCCGTCATACCTGACGGAGCGATCGCCGCTGCGCTGGCCACGGTTCCGCCATTGAGACAAATCGCGTCATTCTGTGCAGCGCCGTATGCAACGGCAACTTTTGCCACCGCGCCGACGACAACAGAATTGGCAGTAGTAATGTCCACGACAGCCCCTCCAGCCTTACGGGAAAACTTCACATTGCCCGTAACATTAGGCCAAACTGCAAAGTAGTTGTTCAGCGCAGAGTCACAGATAGTTATCACCCCACCGAACGAATCGCCCGCAACACCGGAAGCAATTCTCGGCACCATAAATTCCGCGTAGACAGTCCCCTCACCTTGACTGAAGCCAATCTTGCTGAGGTCGGTAATGGTGGCATTGTCTGCGGCACGGGTTGCTTGGGCAGATGTGGTAACGATCGCCGAAGAGGGATACGCACCAGCCTCCAATTGGTGGTGATGCACGATGACCGATTTGCCAGCGCCCGAGGCCGAGCCGTCGGTAATCGGGTATGGGTAGGCATTCAGCGTCTCGCCGCCGGCGTTGGTCGTGGCTGTCCAAAGCAGGTACACCGCGCCGCCGTTCGGCCCCAAGTTTGACAGCTTGACGGCACCATAGGTAACGGTGCCCGTGCCTGAGGCAACCGACGCCACTCCCGTTGTGAGGTCTAGATTTACACCACCCCAGATTCCTGGAGTACCCGATGTTTTATAGAAAAGGAGTCGCGTGATCGCGCCAGCTACAGAGGCGGGATCAATCTCAATGATCGACCACGTGCACATTGGACCGGTAGCCGTGAACTGCGCGCCGTTTGCAGCTGGCGTGTTTGGCCCACCAGCACCGACCATGACGAAGCGCTTTGCCTGCTGCCCGGCAACAAGGGAAGCTGCATTCGTGATCGTGTAGTAAGTGGGTGCTGTGACCAACCCATACATACTCGGCCAAAGTAGATTCGTCCGCAACTCCTCGAGCAGCAGGCCACGCGCCGCCAAAGTAAGCGGGTCATAGTCGAGTCGGGGCGTGTTGGCGCCACTCTGCACGAGCACCCCACCAGCGCTATAGCTCCAGCCGGCCGACGCCCGCGCGAAGGTGATCAGGTCGGCGAAATTTCGATTGAAAAGCATGCTTCATCCCTTCGACTTGAATACGCCAGTGGTGCCATACGACCAGGTCGGGTCATCGACCCACGCCCGGTACACATTGGCGACGAAATCGAGCTGCGCTGTCGGCTCATTCAGCACCAGGAAGTCTAGCGACAACGTTCCCAGCCGAAGGTCGTCGCCATCGTACTGGCCGGCACGCCTGCGGCAGACCACCGACAATCCCAGGCCGAGCCTCACAGGCCCACCAGATCGGACGCGGTGGTGCCGCTGACATTGACCCGGATCGCCCGGACAGGAAGCGTCTCCCCGGACGGACAGTTCTTGAAGGTTACGGCCGTGCCGTCGCGGCGAATCGCCACGACATCGCCACCGGTGCCGACGCGGATGCTGTTCGCCGGCCGCGCAAAGTTGTTGGCTGCACTGTCGCTAGGCGTGATCACGAAATAGTCGAACGACGGATCGGTGACGCTCGGGGGGGTGTTCTGAAACGGATCAGGCATGGCCTACTCCACGTTAGATGGACTGGTAAGTCTGGTTGGCGAAGTCGAGCACCATCGTCGGGCCGGTAATCCCAGGGATCACCGACGGCGGCGCGGGCAAGTTCTGTACGATGCTGGTCCACACGATGGTGGCCGCCGGCTTGACGCTGTCGATAGCGGCATAGATGTCCGCGTCCGTCACGCCGCCCTGGATCATCGGCAGTGAGGCATAGGCCGCCTGCGATGGCGTGCTGTAGCCGCCCGTGGACGCGCCATAGCCGGCGATGTTCGGGATACCCGTCCCGGCAGGCCGGAAGGCGATCACGAACGCCTGGAACGGCATCGACATCGACCCGTACGCGCCGGCATAGCCGTAGCCGAGCAGCGGGCCACCGTACGCCCCGGTATCCGCCGGCCGCGTCGGCTCGATCACCACCGGCGTGCGCCCGGTCAGGTCCTGCAGCACCCGGATCAGCCCCGCGCGCGTCGCCCGCTCGCGGAACAGGTTGATCAGGATCCGCGCCCGGAACGAGTCGTCCGACTGGTTCGCCGCGCGCAGCAGCATCGATCCGAAGAAGTCGGCCGCGATCATGTCGAGCCAGCCATCAGTGGCGGACTTGATGCGCGTCTGCAACCGCGCGTAGCTGAGCAGGCCGTAGACGTAGGCACCCGCGTACGCCAGCCCCTGAAGCGCGCCCTGGACGATGGGGAAATTGGCCTCGTCGCCGAACCACGGCGGCAGGTAGCCACGAAGGCGACGGTAGATGTCCTGTTGATCGCCCGTCATCTACGCCACCGATACCGTGGACCACTTGATGGTTTGCTGCGAGGTCGCGACCAGGTCGGATACCCCACCATTCAGCGTGACACCCGTCACGTTCGTCACGCCCGGTGACGCGTCGTAGGCGATCTGCGCCAGCCGCGAGTAGGTCAGCGTCTGCCCGAGCCCGAGCGCGTTGATGTAGTTCTTCAGCGCAGTCACTACCAGCGCCTTAGTGGCCACCGGGTCGTACCCGCTCGCAACGGCGCAGGTCATCGCCACCGCCGCGTTCACCACCACCGGGCCAAAGACGCCGAAGCTGCTGCACAGCGGCCGCACCGCGTCGATCGCGTTGGCTACCGTGGCCAGGAACGTGCTGCCCGGCGCGCCCGTGCCGTCATCGACCACCACATAGAAGTAGCCCATCTGCACCGCGCCGGCGTAGGTCTGGTTCTCGACCAGCGCGTACGTCACACCCTGCTTGAGCGACGTGATGGCGTAGCCCACAGCACCCTTGGTCGCCTTCGACAAGCTGGCTACGTAGGCAATGAAGCGCGTACGCAGCGCAGCGTCCGTCTCCGGGTCTGCGCCGTTCGTGAAGGCCGAGGCGTTCGAGACGGTATCGACGCCGGAGATCGCCCCGGTGATGGTCGATACCGCACCGATCACCGCGTTGCCGGCCGCGCCGGCCACCACCGCCAGGACGGGAACGCTGACGCTCGACGTGCCCGCCGCCAGTACATAGCCGCCCAGCGTGGCGTTGTAGGCCGGATTGGTGGTGTCGGCAGTGACCGCATACTGCTGCGTGCCGTCGCCCGTTTGCACCGTCGCGCCAACCGGTACAACGGCCTGCTGCGTTGCGGTGAAGCGCGCGAACGTGACCTGCCCGGTCGCGTAGGTGGCCGGCAGCCGGGTCACGCCGAAGTCCGCCACCCAGCTATCCAGATCGGCGCCGCTGGACGTGGCCGCGCGGGTGATCGCCAGGACCTGCAAGATCAGGCCTTGCAGCCAAATCACCACTGCGGCATTCGCCTCCACCACCGCGCGCAGGACCGAGCCGACGGTCAGATCGACCAGCACCTTCGCGTAGCCCTGGATGGCCGTGACCTGGTTGCGGACCAGCGTTACCCAGTCCTGCGTCTGAATGCTCATATCACTTTGTCACGTTGAACTGAAGGGACACCGAGCGCCGAGTGATCGAGCTGGTGTAGAGGATGCCGACGCTCACACCATTGGTGATCGCGTTGACCGTGATTTGCGGTTCCGGGCTCTGGGCCACGCCCTCCTCCAGGCGCAGTTGCGCGCGGATCCGGCCCCGCGTCGCGGGGACATTGAGCGGCTTGCCGATCATGCGCGGCAGGCCGCCGCCGTAGTCCGGGTGGAAGATGTAGTCGGGCGGGCCGCCGTCGATTCCGTCGTCCTTGGGGTTCGTCGTTAGTCGCCGCACAATCCGCTGGTTGGTGCGCAGGTCGGCCGTCGCCGTGCCGAAGTCGCCGGTGGGCGACGTGCCGATGTCCCCGCCCACCCAGTGGTTCAGGTCGTTCAGTAGTTGCTGCGTCATCACCCGCCCTTCACCGTCGACGTCAAGTGTGAGTTCGTCATCTGCTGATTCGGCACGCCCGTGGGCGAGCCCACCGCCGACACAGGATGCGTATGGGTGTTGAAGAGCTGCATGAAGAGCGCCGTGACGAACGCCTGCAGCGACTGCCCGGCTGCCCCGAGGCTGATGGAAGGCGCCGTGACGTTGGCCTGGCCGCCGGCCATCACGTTGACGTTGCCAGTGGCCTGGATAGCCACCGTTGGCGCCGTCGCGTCGATTTCGACCTGGCTGTTGATCCCGACCTTGCCGTCGTTCTTCAGCCGGACGAATGCCCCGGACTGATGCGTCAGGAAGAACTCGCCCGACTTCGCACCGGCCGGCCTGGCGCTGTCGCTGTAGAGGCGCCCCGAGATGTAGCCGTTCTCGATCTCGCCCCCAAAAAACTTCACCTCGACCTGGTCGCCCGGGCTGACAGGGGCGTCGATGCCCCACCCGTTCCCGACCCACGGCGACGCCACCGGCAGCCAGCCGGTCAGCGTCGCATCTGGATAGTCCGGGTCCTCGGGCTGCAGCCGAACCCGCGCCGAGGCGGTGCCGGGGTCGTAGCTGGTCACGATGCCCACCTGGACCTGGGCGCGGCCAGCCTGCGCCATCTGCGCCGCCAAGCGCATCTGGTTCTGGATCTGCTGCATCATGGGGACGGCACCGATTCAGGGTTGTGGTTCTTTGCTGCGATGGACATGCCGTAGCCGCCATTCACGCTCATCGAGCGCTTAACCGACTCGACGTAGTAGTCCTGGTCGAAGGCGGTCCCAGTACCGGTGAGCCGCACCAGCGCCGTCGACGTCATGACGTTGTCGCCCGGCAGCACGGCAGTCAGCTTCATCTCGTGCTGCGTGATCTCGGCGTGCGTCTTCTGGGCCAACTTCGTGGCCTCGTCCTGCGTCAGGCCGCCGCGGGTGATCGGATAGATCTGCTGGTTGCCGAAGGGCGATGCCTTCCCGGGCTGCGTAGTCTTGCCCTTGCTGGGATAGTAGGCCGTGAAGCCCTTGCTCTGCTTGGCGTTCCAGGACCGCACCACGACCGTCACCCCCTTGGCCACGGTCAGGCTGCGCGAGAGTTTTAGGTCCTTGACATTCGCCGTCGGGTTGCCTGCCTCATCGACCTCCCACCGCAGTTCGTACGCGTCAGCCGCCTCCGTCGGGCGCGGCTCGAAGTGCAGCGCCTGCCCCTTCACGTAGACGTTGAAGCCCTCCTGTGCCGCGAGGTAGCTCAGCAGATCCCATTCGCTGCGCTGGTCCACCATGCGGACATGGTCGTATGCATAGAAGGTCCCGGCACGCGTGGTCGTGGCGGTCACCACCGGCGTCAGCCCATGCGCCAGCGCCAGTTGCGTGGCGATCTGGGACGACGTCAGGTTCTGATATTGGATGGACGTCTTGGCATCGATGAACGCCGCGGTGAGGTCGCGCCCGACCAGATCGATGGTGGTCGCCACCGGGTCATAGTCGATATCGTCCACACGCCCATAGATCAGGCTATCCAGGTCCGTCTCGCTGAAGTTCGTCGGGTCAGCAGGAAACCCCGCGAAGATCTCGACGAATGCCTCTTTCTGCTGCGAGAACCAATTCGCGTTGGTCGCGGCGGGCAGCGCATTGGCCGCGAAGCTGACCCGAAAAGTGTCGGCCTGGTAGAACGTGTTGTTGTCGGTCGACCACTCGACCCACGCGGGGACGATGATGCCGGCCACCTTCACGATCGCGCGCGGTGAGCGCGCCACCGGCTGAACGGGAAGTGTGTTGAGCATGGATCAGGAATTCAGCAAGCCGCCGACGTCATCTTTAGAGGGCGGGATCGTCACGGTATTGACGCCCGTCAGTTGAGGATCCGCACCAAGCTGCGGGTTCGCCTTGGCGAGCCCGGTCCAGGCCATCGCGTCGCCCCATTCCTTGGCAGCTATGTCCATCAGGTTGCCGCCGGCGACGGTCACCTGCTTCGCGCTGGCATAGATCGAGCCGACGTTTAGCTGCGCGCGCCCGACCACGCGATCGAGCTGGACCAGTACTGGCAACTGCTGCGCTGCGACGATCTGGCTGGATAGCTTCTGCACCTGCTGCGCGATCGGGTTGTTTGGCAGGATGCCGCCCAGCGTGGTCACGTTGATGAGCGTGTTATTCACCTGCGCGATCAGCGTCTGGGTCTGGTTGCGCAGCGCCGCGATGGGCTGAAGCACACTATTTAATGTGGACTGCGCCGCATTGGCGAATGACGAGACTCCTTTGATTGCCGTGTTCAGCGTCTCCATGATGTTGCTGAGCGTGGAGTCTCCGATGTCGCTTACCAGGCCGCCAGCCGATGCGATATCGCCGTTGATCAGGTCGTCGATGCTCAGATCGCCGTTGCCGGTGGTCGAGAGTGTCAGGTTCTCGACCACCTCGCATGTGATCCGGTACGGGATCTTGTAGAAGCGCTGGAAGACCGGCCGGAAATCCCGAACGACGACGGCAAAGGACAGCTCCGACCACTGCAGCACCACGGGCGCGCCGGACGTGCGCAGCACATCGAGCGCCAGCGCCCTGGACAGCGCGCCTTCCCCCTCAAACCACCCGCTCCACTCGATCGGTCCTTCAAACGCACCCATGGCGTCGACGACCTTCGCACCACCGACCAGCCGATGCACCACCAGCGCCTGCTCGCCGCCGAATGGCATCGCCTCAGGGATCTCGTTCCGCTGGAACGTGATGTCCCCGAGTTTCAAGACGACATCTGCCATGGTTTTATCTCAGTGCCGCCGGTCGAAGGCTCATGCCGGCGTCGAATGTGCCTGGCCCCGTCTGGGGCCGCGCCAGTTCACGCGCCTGGTGGAGGGTCGTCGCCTCGGCAAGCACCCGGCTGTCTAGCTTGATGGTGGTGTTGACCTGCGTCATTGCGGGGCCCTTCCCGGCGACGGGGTCGAGCGACTTAGCGCTGGCATCCCCTGAGATCGCATTCCCCAGCGCGCGCCACGGCCACGTAAAGAAGTGCCCAACCGGTGCGCCGACCCTCTCCACAAGACCCGGCTCCGCGCCGGCGTCGCGAGCGCCGCGCGCGTCGGCGATCGACCTGAGAATGCCAGCCCCCGTCTTCAGCATGTCCGTGATGGCCGGCAGCATGCTCTTGCCGAACTCTGCCTTGAAATCCTTCCATGCGGCCTGGAACTCATCCTCGGCACCCTGCGGCGATTTCTTGTACTGCTCCTCCAGCTCTTTGATGCCCATCGCCTTTTCGGTGACTGCGACGTTCTTCTCGATCTTGTGCTGCTGCAGGAACATCTGCGCGAACGCGTTGCTGGCCGTGCGCTGACTAAAGATCGTGTTCAGCTCGTTCACGATCTGGTCATCGGTGATGGCGTCGCCGGTGACGAGACCGTCCTTACCACGCACGCCCTTGGCGCGGATGGCCGGGATCAACACCTGCTTTAGCCACTCGTATTTCGACTTGTTGTACAGGTCTTCATTGACGAGCGCGCCCGGCAGCACCTGCTTGATCGTGCCGATCTTCGTGTACTCGATCATGCGCGGGTCGATGATCCCCAGGCGTGCCGCCTCGTTCATCGACTTCAGCGAGCCGCGCCCCATGGCCAGATTCTGGTGCGCGCTCATCAGCGCCGTACCGAACCGCGAGCCGCCCATTTCCTGAATGAGTGGTGCCGACTCTTCGTAGAAGGCCTTGTTCGACAGCAGGCGCGTCGCCACGCCGCCAGTCTTCATGAAGGCCAGTAGGTCGTCCGGTGTGACCAGGCCAGCCGAGCCGGTAAGGGTCTTCTGAGCGTAGTTGGCCTGCTCGTACATCGTCTCCGGCGAATGCGTGCCACCCCGCATTTCGATGACCTTGCCCAGTGCCTGGAAGGTCTTCGTGTCAAACTTGTTGCCCTCCTCGCCGAACACGCCACGATTGGCCGCCAGCATGCGCGAGAACAGCGGCGTGACAGCCTTGGCGTCGTCGTAATGCCCCATGACCTCGTGCATGTCGCGCAGGATCGTCATGCGCTCGGTCTTCGACACGCCGAACTGCTTCGTGCGGCGCGCAAATGAATCGGCATCCCTGTTGACGTTCTCACCCAGGTTCAACGAGCGAAACCGGGTGAAGGCCATTTCATAGTCTTTAGCGGCTTCATAGAACTTGTGGCCGATATAGACGGTCGCACCGGCGGCTGCCAGAGGCACCAGCATGTTGGTGGCCACGCCCATGCCGACGCCGCCGATCCCGAACCCGTTCGGGCCGACGTGCATGTTGCCGCCGTGGATGTGGCCGGGACGCCGACCACCCCCACCACCACCGCCAGGCCCTGGTGGAAGCAGCGGATTGCCGCCACCAGGGACGCGCCCGGCGCCGCGCATGGCCGCGATGCGGGCCTGTAGCGTCGCCGCCTGTGCATTTGCGCGCACCAACTCGGCTTCGAGACCGATGCCGCCGCTCGGGATGGCACCGCGAATGCCGTGCAGGTTGCGCTCGGCTCGCAGCGCCTGGTCGCCGATGCCGCGCAGCCCCGTGTTGAGCTGGCGTGCCGCCGCGGCCAGGTTCCGGACGCCCACCACTTCCGAGCCCATTTTCTGCAAGCGCTTGTTGACCTGCAGCGCCAGCGCGTCGACCTTGGCGAATTCCTGCGCGAGCTTGACCAGTTGCGGGCCGATCAGGTCGTGCAGCTTCAGCGTGACGCCGATCCCGTATGCATCAATCATTTCGTGCCGCCTATACTGATTGTTTTATGGCCCCCGGCGCACAACAACCATGCTGGTTTCCAAGACCCGCCATCGGATACACGAATGGCTCGCGGAGCACATTTCATTCGTCCAGTACCCGCGACCGCGCGCGTTTCCGCTGGACAACCGCCCAACCGGCTTGCGCCGCAGGTGGCAAGATCGGCCGCCGATGCCGCTTGCTGGCGCGATGATCCCGCCGCCGCTGATGCTGTTCATCCCGGGAATCGGCGTGTACCTGTCGATCGGCTACATCGCCTTCCTGTTCGTCTACTTCAAGAGGACTTGAGGCGCGGGCGCAGCCAACCGCGACCGGCGAGCCACGCAAACGTGGTGGTGCCGATGATCTTCCGGACACGAGGCTCGCTGTGGATTGCCGCGGGGCCCAGGACCGGGCGAGGCGGCTGGGTTGGCGTGCCCATATCAAACCAGACGAGATTCTGGTCATTCGAACCGACAACCGCCTCGGAGCCCTCAACCGACCGGGTTATCGATCGCTGCATCTTTCCTGATCGGTAACCCGGATCGTTCTCGGAATAGCCCAGGGAAGCGCGCTCAGCCTTGGTCGAGTCGGCCAGTTCTTCCCAGGCCGGATACGGGCCAACCGCCTGCTGGTAGTCGCCGATCATCCCCCGCGCGGTCGCCTGGATCTCAGCCGCAGAGGCGTCCGTCACGTGCGCGACGACTGCGGGCGCTTCGGCGGCCAGCTTTTCAAGGTGCAGCGCGAATGCGCCAAGACTGTTGAAGTTTTTCATGGCGTCTTCACGAATTCCCTTTTGGCCCAATCGAACCGAGACCCCGTTTGTTGTTCCGACACGATGATGGCGAACGCCTCGCACGTCGTGTCGTCCAGCGAAAACGCAACGTCGAAGCCAAAGCCATGGGAGGTCAGCCAGACCGCGTTACGAATCGCCGGGTTCTCAACTATTTTTTTACGGCTTCCTCGTTGACCTCCCCACGGGAGATGCCGAAGTTGCCGGGAAGCGCCGCACCGATGGCGGTCATGCCGTCCTCGTCCAGCCGCTGATATAGCGCCTCGATTTCCCGTTTCGTCGAGGGAGTAAGAACCGTCTCGCCATCGATTGCCGAGACAAACATCAGCGGCGATACGACGCTGGACCACAGCGGATTGATAGACGATTCGCCCATCGCCTCGAAGAATCGGAGCTTGTTCAGCGGGCCAGGCTTCCTCAGCGTGATTTCGCGCCCACGAGCGTCCTGTGTCGTGATTTCTCTGGCGGCTTCTTTGATGATCCGCTCGGAGGGGGTAACGGTTACGTTTGTCATATCTGATTAGGCGGTGACCTTGCGGCGGGTTGCGGTGAAGTTCATCGAGTACGGGATGGACGCGTCGCCGGCAACGTCGCCGGCGTTTTCAAGCGTCAACATGACGCCGTCGTAGCGGAACTGCGAAATTGCTCCGTTCGGTTCGGTCACGGTCTCGAAGATTTGAGCGGGCTGCTCATTCAGGCCAGCGTAGTAGTTGTCTTCGAGGACACCGAAGTACCGGTCGATCTCTGGGCCGCTCCGTTTGGCTTCAAGCGAGCCAGACCAGCCGTCGAAGAATCGAAGCGTTTCGGTAACGCCGTCGATACGCTTCACACGCTCCACCGTCGCGTCCTGTTTGCGAGAGAACTTGGTGATCTTCGGGATCTGCAGCGAGCCGGTCGGGGTCTGGATGACAATCGTGACGTCGCGCCCGACCGAGTAACCATTAATCGGCATGTCTTTCTCCGGAAAGAGAGAAGCCCCGCGCGCGGCGGGGCCTTGTGGTCAGAGGGTGGCTTACTGGTTGCTGGTAGAGGTCCTGATCACCGTGGCTTGCGAGCCCTCGACGTTCACCAAGAACTTCTCGATCACCGACAGGTAGATCACTTTCACGTCGGCCTGCATGTAGCCCAGCGCCACCCGGTTCATCGGGTTGTTGTTGGCGTCGATCTGGACCGAGTAAGCCGGACCGCCGTTGACTGCGCCGATCATCCCCTGCTGTTCCATGCTGGACAGGAAGTTCGACAACGTCGCCGCGGCCTGCGCGCGCACGGTGACGGACTGCAGCCGGCCGACGTACTTACCCATGCCGGCATTGATGGTCGCGGCGATGTAGTTCGTCATCCGGGTGTAGTTGTCACCCTGAGTCAGAGCGTTCGAGCTGCTGTTGTGGCCAATGCGGCAACCGAAGTACGAGCCGCCCGGCACCGGGTTGGTCACGACGTCGATGCCGGCTTGCGCCAGCGCCTGGAGCTCTGCTGAGCTGTAGGTCTGGTTAGCGTTGGACTTCTGCGTGCCGACCACACCGTACAGCTGCTTGTTCAGGCTGCTCTGCTCGGGCGAGAGGTTCCCCAGCAAGCCGGCCACGAAGCCCTGCGGCGAGATCAGGCGGGTCACGCCGTTGGCCGTGTCCAGGAAGTAAATCCAGTCGCCGAAGAGCAGCTTGAACGCATAGTTGTCGATGCCGGCCGTCGCCTTCGCGGAAACGGCGTTGGCGATCGTGTCGCCCGCCGGACCCACGCCGATCATGTAAATGCCCTCCGACAACCCGAACGCCACCTGGTTGGCCCAGGTGGTCGAGTCGTCGCAATCCACCAGCACGCCGACCGACACGCCCTGGTTGCGCAGCGCGTACATGCCCTTGCGCGGGATGGTGTCCTGGCCGATCAGCACGGTACCGGTGATGGTGGTGGCGCCATCGGTGCCGCCGGCCAGCGTGAAGCTGGCAGCAACCGGTGCTGCCACGCCGGCACCAGCGGCAGCGACGACGATTTGTGACGGCCCGCGCTGAACGCTGGTGCCGATGTTGATCGCCGCGGCGATAGCCACCCACAGCGCATTGCCGGACAAGCCCGAGCCGATGTTGTCGAACACTTCCGGGGCCAGGGTGGGCGCCGCCACCGTTACCTTCCACGTGCCGGCCGCCGAACCCTGCGCCAGCGTGGCTACAATCGTATTGCCCAGCGTGCCGGTGTACTTGCCGGTCAGCGTCAGGCAGGTCGACTGCACCACAGCGGTGGCGGCAACATCCGTGCCGTCCGTCGCTCGCACGCAGCGGAAGTTGTTCGCGCCGTTGATGACCGCCGCGGCGACAGCGGTGCCCATGTCGTACTTTCGGTTCTGGACCGCACCGAACGCCTGGGCGTACATGGCCATGTTGCCGATGATCGTCGGCGAATTGACCGGGCCCCACTGCGCCGTGCCGACCATGCCGATCACGTTGGTGGGGACGCCATTCAGCAGGGTCACCTGCGGCGGGACGATCTGGACGTAGAGATCGGGAACGATGAGGGCCGTCGTATTGATGCTGCCCTGCTGAACAATCGGCATTTGCGCCTCCGGAAACAAAGAAGGCCGCCCGGAGGCAGCCCAAACAAGACAAAGCCGCCTCGTGGGCGGCTGATTCGGTGGTTACTTCTTCGGAGGTAGATCCACAGCGACCTGGGTGACGTAGGCCGCCTGGTCGCTCGTCAGCACGGCAGCGACCGCAGCCGGGTCGGTGATCTCCTCCCCGATCTGGTATCCGCCAAACGGCGTGGTGACAATCAGCTTCATTTCCTCACTCCACAATGGTCGCGATCGGGAACTGCGCATCCAGCGATGGGCCGGCGCTCACGTTCGTGGTGGTGATGACGATCTGGGCGTCGCTGCGGGTCTCGGTCGCCGAGAACTCGACCGCATAGAGCAGATCGCATCGGTATAGGTGTTCCTTCTGCGCCCCGTCGCTGGGGCGCGAGCCGATGTAGCGCAGAGACCCGTAGGTCTGGTCCGGCAGGTTGAGCCGGCCCAGCGCGTTCATCGCGCCGTCCAGCAGCATGTTCACCTGGTCCCGGTCGTCTGGCCGCCCGGCCCAGACCGAGATCTGAAACGTGCGCTGCACGCGCCGCACCTCGCGCTGGCTGGTACCGAACCCGCCGACACGCGGCGAGATCACAGCGTCATGCGGATCTGCGTTCTGGTAGATCCGGTTCAAGAAGTCGAGCGACAGGGTTAGGCCCTTCGGAACCGTTACGACAGCGCCAGAGGACGACGTCCCTGGGAAATCGACCGCCACCAAGGTCGCCAGCACTGTGGCGATCGAGGTCAGCGTGCCGCCCGGCTGCACCGCGTAGACATAGCCGCGACCATCCACCACCAGCGCCACGTTCTGCGGCGTGCTGACCGTGCCGCCAACCGTCACGGTCTGGCCGGCCACCGTCAGCGTGAGGGTGTTGGCCGGGTCGGCCATCGTCGCCCAATCCGACTGCGTGGTGTCGATCACCTTCTCGGTGTTGGTCGGCCACACGTTGACGTGGGTCTTCCTGGCCGCCAGATCGACGTCGAGATCTGCCGGGTTGGGCCAGCCGCCATAGACGACGAACGGGCGGCCGGTGATGCTGGGCTGGGCCGTGCCGCCCGGATAGAGCGTGCCGGCGAGCGCCCCCACCAGTGCGTCGCGCACCTGGGTGTAGTCGGCCATTTCAAGTCTCCTGCCGCTCGCACAGGCAGTTGTAGCCCAGCGAGTTCCAGTAAGCGCCCACCACCTGATATCGCAGACCGAGGTCGTCGACGATGATGTCGCGGTCCGCGACCGTGCCGTTCGGGAGCTTGAACAGGATGCGCCAGGTGGTCTTGCGGCCGTCCGCCGGCAGGTTAGCCTCAGGCTTGCGCCCGTCCCGCGACAGCTGGATCGCCGCATCAATGCCCTGGGCGATGATGGTCTCGTTCTCGGGGATCGATCCGCCATAGCCCACGGCGCCCACGCCGGCCTCGGCGGGGCGCCGGCTGACGCTGATCACGCGCGGGTAAACAAAGCTCATACGAAGGCCGAAATACGGAACGGATCGAGCTTGCGCCGCGTATCCGGGTTGAGCTGCGACGCACTGAAGCGCTCGATCTCGGTGTCGCCGGCGCGGTATTTCTTCATGTCACCCATCTCGGGCGACGCCTGAATCGCCTGGATCAGCGTCGCGCAAGCGCCCTTGATCTGCGCCGGCAGATTGGCGTACTGGTAGCCGGCCACATACCGCAGCTTCACCTCGGTGTAGTAGGCCAGCAGGATGCCCGCCGGCACCCACACGTTCCCGGTCGCCGCGTCGAACCCGGCGGCCGTGACGTTGAACAACTCCCACGCCGGCGGGCCGCCGAACTTCTGCAGCGACGCAATCAGGTTGAAGTCGTCCAGGTTGAACCGGTTCGAGTCGCCACGGCGCCCGTACCCGTAGCGCCCCGTGCCGGCGATCAGTCGCATCAGCGGGCGGCGGCTGGTGCTTGTCAGCGGCCTGCCATCCGGGATCCGACGCTGTTCTTTGATGACCATGTCGGTCTCGACCGTGGCGCCGCTGGCGTGTGCGAACAGCACCTGCTGCAGTTGCACCGTCGTGCCGGTGATGGAGGCGATCACGCAGGCCTCGACAACCGCTGGCGTGGCGCGATCGAGGATCACCACGTCCCCGACCTCCAGCATGGCGGCCAGCGGCCCAGCGTTGACCGGGACGTTCAGCCCGGGCGCGATCGCCGCCGGCAGCTGAAACGAGAACGTGGGATCGAGCCCCTTCATGTAGGCCGGCAGCCCGTTGGCGTCCGGCGCCCAGATCAGCCCCTCGGGACGGCACAGGTAGGCGTCGATCAGCGTCGATGCCGCTGCCACCTGGTCGGCCGTGGCCGTTGGCACGCCGAACGCCGCATAGTCGCTGGACTGCAGGTAGACGCTGCTCGGCATGGATCACTCCGGCACGATGATGGGGCTGCGCTTGGCCAGATCGTTGTTCAGCAGGTAGCGCCCGAGGTTTTCCGACACCTCGGCCACGCCCTCGACGAACACGACATTGAACTGCTTGGGCTTTCGATCTTTCCCCTCGACGAATTCGGAGATGGGATGCGCGACGCCGGGGGCGACCATCAGGGTGTGCTTGCCGCGGCTTCCAGGGCGATAGACTTTCATAGCTGGGGGTCTCGAAGGTCAGGGCCGGTGCAGTGCCCGGCCCATGTAGAGGGATGCAGCGAAGCTAGGGGGCGAAAAAGAACCGGGCGGTTATGAGCCGCCCGGCGAACGCTACCCCCACGGCAACGACTGGTTAAGCGCGGTTCACCACCACCAGCGCGTGGGCGTAGCTGGCGCCCTTAACGATGAGGGTGTCGAACTTGACGCCGACGAACTGGCCGGACAGGTTGCCGACCAGGCCGAGCTGGAACATGCGCGGATTCGGGTTGTACTCGGCGCCCGAGATAACGGGGATCTCGATCTCCGACTCCATCAGGATGGCCGCGTAGTAGTTTTGGTTGCTCGCCGGCGGTGCGCTGGCGCCGTACTTGGCGGTGGTGTCGGTCGGCATGAACGGGTCTGCGATCAGCGGCAGCTTGCCGGCCTGGGTTGAGATCGCAGCCACCGTGACGCCGGCGGTCACCTCCACGCTGTCCAAGACGATGCGCGAAGCCTTGGCCTCCTGGTCGATGTAGTCGGCCAGGACCGGGTTCAGGTAGATGGCGGTCGGGCGTACGGTGTACGTCTGGTTGGCCAGCAGGGCCGCGACCTGTGTTTTCAGGCCGTCGATGATCGAAGCGCCCGGGGCAACGGTGGCGGTAACACCGATCTGTGCCAGCGCGCCCATCCACTCGAGCGTGGTCGGCGAGCTCATGCTGGTGTCGGTACCGGCCCAGAACATCTTGGCACGCTTCACCTCGATGCCGCTGATGATGTCGTCGACGTCCTTGGCGACCACCGAGGCGAACTGGCCTTGCTGCTCGGTCACATCCTTGTCGAACAGCGACAGGTTGGACTGGGCGGTCACGGCCTTGATGAAGGCCGGGCGTTCGACGCGGGTCGGGCCGGTGGCCGTCGCGGACAGGTTGCGCGGGTCAACCGCGGCGCCAGTCGCGATCGCGGTCTGCTCGAAGTAGCGGTGCGGGTGGCCGGTGGCCGGCACCTGCGGCACGCGCTGCAGGGTCACGCTGGTGCGACGCACTACGTCCATGATCTCGCGTTCGAAGATCGGGACCTCGATGGCACCGGTGCCGAGATAGTCGGCAGCGGCCTGCAGGGACATCATTTCTGCTTGTTTGACGGACATGTTTTCTCCTGATTCCTTTGTGGACGCCGCTTACTGCTTGGTCGCGCTCAGCACGCCGCTGGCCATCAGCTTCAGCTTCGCCTCGATGGCCGGGCGCCCCTTGATGCCCTGGGCTTCCAGGACCTTGTCGACGTCGGTCGCGGTCAGCGTGCCGGCCTCGGCGGATGCGGTCAAGCTGTGCTTGTCGAGCAGCAGCTTCACCTCCGGGCTGAGCGTCTTGCGCTCGGGTTCCTTCGAGCCGTTGAAGGCGGCAGCCGAGAGGTCCTTCACCTGGGTGGTCGCGGCGTCGAGCATTTCCTGCATCGGCTTGAGCGCGGCAGCCACGGCGTCCGCGATGGCCTTCTCGGTGCCGTCGCCCCCCTTCTCGGCACCCGCTTCCACCCGGCGGTTCAGATAATCGTGGTCGGTGTAGATGTGCGGGATGTTGCCCTTGATGGCATCCGATTCCATCGCGGCGGCCATGTGGCGCAGCACGTTGGCGTGACCCTGGGTCGCGTGGGTGCCGATGCCGGCGGCTTCCATCGAGGCGGCGCACGAGCGCAGCGCTTCGACGTGCGGCTTCACACGGTCGCGGGTGGCGCTGGCTTCCAGCGCGGCCTTGGCGGCGCCGGCTTCCATGCCGTTGACCTTCTCGCCAATGACCTTGACGGAATTGGCCAGTTCGCCAACGGCCTTCATGATCTCTTTGAGCTCTTCCATATTGATCTCCGGGTCGGCCTGTGCGGCCAGTGACGTAGTGGTGTAGGCGGCCAGGTCCTTGTAGAGGACGGCAGCGCCTGTGAACGTGATGTGATCAACTACCCACGGGTCGGCTTCCAGGTTCCGGATGCGGGCGTCGGCTTCATAACTGAAGCCAAGATCGTCCTGCTCGGATTGAATCAGCGCGACTTCCTCGGGGAAGTCCTTGGCGTAGAAGAAGCCCGCGATGTGCACCGCGTCCCCCTCCACGTATGCCTCGGTGATGAGGCCGATCTTTGAGCGGCTGTCATGGCCGTCGAGGTTCCGCTTGAAGTCGACGGCCATGCCCAGCAGCGAATCGATCGCCGCCTCGGCCACCGCCTTCGAGATCAGCGTCTTGTGCCCGTTCGCGCCGCCGACCGGGTTATCGGACGGCGTATCAAGGCGGGTCAGGATGCCGGTGAAGGGGTGCCGGTTCGGGTGGCCAGCCACCTCGGGCACGGCAAGGCTCATCGCCTCGAAGGAAAACGACGCCGTGAGGCGCCAGTCAGCCGTGCTGATGCCGAGTTCATGCGCCCGCGTCAGGATGCGATCGCGCGCCGAGCTCCGTTCCGCGTCGCTCAGGCCCTTGGTGTCGCTGACCATATTCCACGCCATACGAACATGGTTCGCGTCGTGAATGGGTAGCGCCCGCTTGCCTGGCACTGCGAAGTCGGATCCCGGCAGGCGGTCGCGTTGTTCTTTCGTGAGCGCCATGGGTGTTCCTTACAGCAGGTTCTCGAACCAGTCGAGCACGTGGCGGTATTCCTCGGCCACCTGGTTCTGGCTGGCTGCGATGGTGTTGCGCAGCTCGGCCAGCTTCACCTCGATGGCGTTCAGCACACCGTGCGTGGCATGCTCGCCAGCCTTGGCGGCGTCGGCTGCCGCGCTGCTGACTGCTTCGCGCAGCGTCTGGCGCGCGGCCGGAAAGACCTCGGCTGCCGCTTCCTCGGCGCCCCCGATGGCGCCGGCCAGCGCATCGACAGATTCATCCGGGATCAGATTCGGCTGCAGCGTGGCAGCGGTCGTATCCGTGTTGAGCTGCACAGCGGCGCCTGGGGCGGCTGCATCGGTCGGCGGCGTGCCGCCCTGCCCTGCGGCGTCCTGCGCGCCGGTAGCGCCATCCGCCCCGGTGGTCGGATCGGACTGCCCTGCGCCGGCGCCGGTCGTGGTCGTGTCCGACTCGTTGCCGGCGGCTTTCGTGTTGGCTCGTGCCATGTCGCCCCCTTAGAGCAGCGCTTTGATCGACGCGACCAGCGCGTCGGTGTTGGTGCCAAGGGCGCCAACCTGGTTGAGCTTCAGCCGCAGCTGGCCGACGAGAATCTCGATCTCGTTGATGGCCGCGGCAGCCTGCGGGTTCTTGGCCTTCTCGGCCGCCAGGCGCTCGGCAGAGACCTGTTGATGTCCGTTTGCCATGTGCTGGCTCCTACGAGAGCGACGCGATCACGGTCTGGATCGTCGCGATGTTGGCGTCGCCGTTCGGCAGACGAGCCGAAAGGGTGTTCAGGGTGGCCGCCAGTTCCTGGGCCTTGGTGACGGCCACGCCGAGCAGGCTGGCAACATCCGCGCCGTAGGCTTCGGTGCTGCCGTTTTCTGCCGGCGTCGGGGTGATGGCGGTGAGAGTGGTGACGATACCCATGTGGCCCCTTCAGGCGGTGATGACGACGTCGAAGGAACCGGCGGCCAGCGTGTTCGCGGCCAGGCGCGGCGTGAGCGTGACGTTGAAGCCGATGGCCGTCTTGGCGCTGACGAACCAGGTGGCGTCCTGGCCAGGGTTCACCACGACCGCGTACTTCGGCGGCAGCTTCAGGCCGCTCACAGCGACGGTCACCGCGGCGCCAGCGCCGCCGCCGGCGCCGTTGGCCACGCCGATGATCGAGCCGAGCACAACCCGGTCGTTCAGCTGCGGCTTGGCGCCATCCGGCGCCGAAACGGTATGGGACTCAAAGCTCATGGGCTCTCCTGTGTGGGCACGCGCCCAATGAAAAAACCGCCCGAAGGCGGCGGCTGGGGTGGTGGGCGAAGCGCCCCTATTCCTTGGTGGCTAGGTCCGGATTCATCGTCTTGGCGCCCTGGGCGCCCTTGACGGCGATCTCGACGTCGGCGTAGGTCATATCCGCCCAGTTGCTCTCGAGCGGCGGCTGGCCGAGCTTCTCACGATGCTGGTTCGGCGTGATGGCGTTGTTCTTGTAGTACCTCTCGTAGATCTCGGCCGTGGCCTGCTCGTCGTCGCGGTCCAGGCCGAGGAAGCGAAACCAAATCTGTGAGTAGCCCAGCCGGCCATGAATCGACTTGCGGTTGATGTACGACTGGATCAAACGCGCCAGCGGCGTGATGGTCACGTCCCAGTCGGCATCATCCGAAACCTCAGCTGTGCTGCGGTTCACGTCCTGCACCACGCCGAGCTTCATGGGGCTGATGCCGAACGCGATGGCAATCTCGCGGATCACGAATTCCTGGTACTTCAGGAACAGCGCATCGTCGTTCGTACCACGCAACTTCAGGATCTGGGCTTCCTCGAAGCCAATGATCGGCGTCTGGCCCTGCCCCTCGATCTCATCCCGCCAGTAGTTCCGGAAGGCCTGCAATGACGTGGCATCCATGCCCTTGAAGTTGAGCAGATTCTCCGGTTGCGCATTGGTGGTGAGCTGCCCGGCGTACTCGCCCACGCCCAACTGGCGATTGATCGACTGGAAAGCCACCTCGAGCGGTCCTGCGCTGTACGGAGAGGACGTGTTCGGGTCCATCCGAATGTAGACGAGCTCGTCATCCGTCAGGTCCTGGCCCTGCACGCCGCCGACGTTGCCATAACCGATCACCTGGCAGTAGCGTGCCTCGTTCCGACCGCCGGCCCAGCCGGGATAGATCTGGATCGACAGCGCGTCGACCGGCCACATCCACAGGGGACGCGCCGGGTCGCTGCCGACCTGGTGCTCGTAGGTCCCGGCCGCACCGATCAGCAGATCCTCCACCAACTGCTCGACGAACGACCGGAAGCTGTCATCGCGGTTCGGCGAATTCAGGCAGTTCGTAGTGACGTCGATCTGCTGCTGCAGCGCCCTGTTGCCCTTGATGCCGGGGATCGGCGAAACCTCCCATTCCAGCTGAGCAATCGGGTTCTTGATGTAGTTGATGGCCCGGCGCGCGTACGGCGTCGAGGCGAATTTGCGCAGGCTCGTCGGCGTCGGCTTGATCAGCGGCCGGTCGCGCATGTACCGCTGGCCGCCCAGGCTCATCAGCCGGGCGTAGGCCTGCGTGTCGCGCTGGGGCGCCTTACGCAGTCGGCCCGCTACCAGCGCCTTGAGTCGGTCGAGAAATGCCATGTGGTTCCTATACGCTGCCAAAGGCACCGCCCTTCTTCAACACCAGTCGCGCGTAGGCGCGCGAACAGGCGTCGACCTGGTCGTCGAATGACCCGTTCGGGAACATCCGCATCTCGCTGATCAGCCCGTCGTTCCACGGCGCGCGCAGCATGAACACGTTGCCGGCCTCCACCTGCGAGGCGAGCGGCGCGGCGCGCGTGGCCTTGCTGCCCGTTTCCACGGTGGCTTCGACGGTGTAGCCGCCCAGCATGCGCACGAACATCTGCGCCTGGGCCTTGCCGGCCTGCCCCGGATCCTGCGGGATGCTGATCAGCGTGCCGTGGCCGTCGCGGTCAGCTGTGTTCTTCAGCGAACGCTCGACTTCCAGCGGGCTGCCTCGGAAGTGGTTCATGTCGGTGATGAAGACGCGCCCCACTTCGTCGATGCCCAGCTTGGCCCCGGCGGTGTAGTCCGGCTCGGCCTTCACCTTGCCGTTCTTCCCCTTCTCGTTCTCGTCTGTGGCCGCGAAGTCCCAACCGCGCGCCAGCCGCAGCCCACGCGGCAGCGCGTCCACGATGGTGATGAGGTCGGGCTTGAAGATGCCGCCCTCGGCCGGCGCGGGTCGCTGCCCGTACTGCCCGGCAAAGACGTACGGCTTCTTCTTCTCCATGACGCGCAGCGTCTCGATATCGTGCTTCCACGGCCACAGCGCCTCACCCTCCGCGCTGATCGCCGGGATCATGATGTGGTCGAAGTGTTCGCCGCTCTTCCCAGCCAGCAGCCAGCCCGCCAGGTCGTCCTCGTGCAAACGCTGCATGATCAGGATGATCGGCGTCTCGGGGCTGTTGCGACGCGATTCCAGCGTGTTCTGGTACCAGTCGATCACGTTGCCGCGCATCGTGTCGCTGGTGGCCTCATCGGCCTTGTGCGGATCGTCGATGACGATCGCACCGCCGAAGCCCTCCCTCGCCTTGCCCGCACCGAAGCCGGTCAGCGTGCCGCCAGAACCGGTGGCGTAGAAGACGCCGCCGGCGGTGGTTTTCCAGTGGTCCTTGGCTGTCGCGTCCTGTGCCAGCCGCACGCCGGGGAAGATCTCGCCGAATGCCTCGTGCTGGATCTGCTCGCGCACGCCGGCGCTGTTCTTCACCGCCAGCATGGTCGAGTAGCTGGTGTGGATGAACTCGGCGTCCGGCACCTTGCCAAGCGCCCACGAGCAAAAGTTCGTCACCGCCAGCTCGGTCTTCGAGTACCGCGGCGGCAGGTTGATGATGACGTTGCAGCGCCGGCCGTGGAACACGTCCATCAGCGCGTCGCAGATCACCTTGTGGTGCCAGTTCCGGCGCCACTTGAAGTGCTTGCGCCGATAAAACATGAACCGGCTGTAGAAATACAGGTCGGCTTGCGCTAGGTCGCGTTCGGCTTGGCGTTCAAGTTCAGTACTCATCGAGGACTTGCCTCACCACCTCCGCGTACTTTTCCGGGGTGGTGTTGACCACCACCGAGGACACAGGGGCGCCGTCCTTGCCAGTCATCTCGACGGCCTGCGGTGCCTCCTTCCATTGGGCCTGCGTCTTCAGCCAGAAGATCGCCGCCGGCACGGCGCCGCGGCCGGTGCCCGTGGCCTGCTTGAAGAGCGCCTGGGCCACCAGGGTGTTCGTCCTGTTCTTGCCGGTGTCCAGCTCGACGCGGAAATGCCGACGCAGCGATTTTGGGTCAAGCGGCTTCCCGGTCTGCGGGTTGGTCACCTGGCTGGCGATGTACTCATGGGGCGCGCCAAAGCCGGCCAGGGACAGGACCAGGCGGCGGTCTTCGTCCGTCGGCGCGAATGGTTTGCGTCCTGCCATATCGGCCTCTGAATAGCTGCGTATACCCGACTTCTGACGGGTAAAGAATCCCGCCGCGCCCTCCGACATCCGAGAGGTAACCCAGGGAAAACGAAGATGACACAGCAACGACGAACGCTCAGGCGGCCTAGCAGCAACGCCCTGAAGGAAGCACCCCCAGCCTGGACGCTGGAGGCACCAACCACAACACCTCATCTGCGCGCGGAGAAGGTTGCTGTCTACGCGAACGTGTTCAGCCAATATTGGACTTGGAAGCTGGAATCACTCAAGCACGTGATCATCCTGAATGGCTTCGGCATGACAGCCGCCGCGACCTTAGCTGGCGCAAACATGATGCAGGGCAAGCAAGTGGTCGTTGGTGGCTGGATCTGGTTCTTCACCATCGGTCTCTATACAGCAACACTAGGGTTGTTCGCGGGTACCCAGACTCTCCGCCGTCATCGGAGCAGCCAAATACAGGCCATTGCTAGCAATGACAACGTCCACCCTGAAATGCTGGAAACAAAGGAGTCGAGCTGGCTGAAGTGGCTCGGCAGCACGTCCATCGCCTGCTTCATGTTCGGATCAGGCTGGCTTGTCCACGCCCTCGGCTAACCTTCTGCCGCCTCGGGAAAGAGATCGTCCGACACCTCCACGTCGCCGCACGCGGCCACCGCCCTCTTCCAGTCGCCCTTCACGAAGACCAGCACGTTCTGGTGCGCCTTCCCCAGCTTCCGGCTGGCGCTGAACTGCTTGGCCGCGCGGATGGGCAGGCTACCCAGCGCGGTCAGCAAGATGGCCTCGTTGTACAGCTGCATGCCCGCGTCGAGGAATGCCTCGATGGTGTCGGCCACGAAGTTCCGGTAGCAGCCGGTGCCGCGGTGGCTGCGCACGTCGCCGACCACGAAGCAGGCGAATCGGTCAGGCTTGAGCTGGCCCACGGCGCCGGAGATCACCTCGCGGTAGGCCGTCAGGAAGGCCGGATAGTCCATCGTGGACAGGTCCGCCGGGTCGTCCGAGTAGCGTTCCAGGTCCGCGTACGGCGGGCACGAGAACACGAAATCGGCCTCGACATCCGCCAGGTGCTGGCCGATCTTGCGGCTATCGCCCACGTGCCAGGCCGGCGCGGGGTCGCCGGCACGCAACAGATCGAGCTGCGCGCGGTTGGCCTGCACCTGCTCTGCTCGCAGATCCATACCGATGTACTGGCGCCCCAGGCGCGCCGCGACGATGCCGCGCACGCTACCGCCGGCGAACGGGTCCAGCACCAGGCCATCGGCCGGGCAGAACCAGCGATACGCCAATTCGCACAGCACCGGGTCGAAGATGCTGGTGCGATGCTGCGCCGTCGCGCCGCTCGCCGCCTTCTGCTTGTCGGACGCCGACGAGAATGCCGGCGCGTCGCGGCCCAACTCGGACTGGATGCCCAGTGCCAGCCACGCCTTCTTACGATCCTGCCAGTCCGCGTCGCGCGCATTGAGCGTGCTGAACGGCGGGACCATGAACTGCTCGGCGAGCGAGCCGGCGCCACCACCAGGTGTGCCGGGTGGCGGCGGATCCAGCAGCTCGGCCAGCTCGTCCGCGTCGAAGCCAATCAACGACAGGTCGAAGTCCGCGTCGCGCAGATCCGCCAGTTCGACCGTCAGCAGATCCAGGTCCCAGCCGGCGTTCTCGGCCAGCTTGTTGTCCGCCAGGATGTAGGCCCGCCGTTCATCCGCCGATAGATGTGACAGATCGACGGTGGGCACCTGGCCTGCCACCGGGCAGTTGCGGATGGTCTCGCCAGCCGCCCACATGAGCGTGGCGGCTTCCAGCCGGCCGTGCCCCGCCAGCAGGTCATCACCGGCGGTGAGAGCCGGGTTCGTCCAGCCGAACTGGCGCAGCGAGGCCTGGATCTGCTCGATCTGGGCCGCGCTGTGCGTCCGCGCATTCCTGTCGTACCGACGCAGGTCTGCCGCCGCGCGGTAGCGGATGGCGAGCTCGTCGGTCTTTTTCATAGGCGGGAAAAATGCGCGGGGTGGGGAATAAAAACGCCCGGCGGGAGGCCGGGCAATCCACCACGGGGTGGGTGGAGGAGACACTGGGTAGGCTGTGCCATATTTGGCAACTTAGTCGCCTGCACAAGCCTATTGATTCGTATGCGACACATCAAGCGGGCTGCGTGAGGGGGCTGGAATCAGCCGTCATTGTTCGGCCAAGGCGCGCGAAGCAAGACGCCCCACAGCAGGAACCAGTAGGTCGGCAGGAACATGGCGGATGGCCCCAGAAATGCAAAAAGCCCGCTTGCGCGGGCTCTGGACGTAATTCGCAGGTGTATCGAATGAGGGCCATTTTTGTGCACGATTTGCACATTGTCAAGAAAAACCCGGAAAACGGCCCCTACGCCGCCTCCTCGCACCCGACCATCCCTTTCGCCTTCAGCAGCCCGTCAATCGCCAGCCAGGCCACCGCCTCGACGCCCGGCGATGAGTTCAAGCCCTTGCGCCCCTTCTCCCCTTCGATCCACAGCTTCAGCTTCGCGTTCTGGTCGCTGACCGTGTTGCGGTGCGCGCCGCAGGCTTCGGCGATGTCGGCCAGATTGACCTTTACCCCGAAGATCTTTTCCAGGATCGAGCGGCGCACGCGGTAGTGCGAGAACGATCCGGAGAGCTGCTGCATAGCGCGCTCGGTCAACCACACGATGGCGTCGGTCCACTCGCCGTTGGGCAACCGCCCGCTGCAGCATGGCCGGGTGCACTCGCACGGCACGTCACGCGGCGCCAGCCTGGCGGTCAGCACCATCCGGTGCAGTTCCGGCAGCGTACCCAATTCTCGGCGGATCATCCCGGCCTGCGCGGCGCCGTCTACCCCGACCAGCCCCTTCCCGGAGCCGATCTGCGGCGTCATGGCCTTGTTCATCGCCGACGCCTGATACTGCTGCCCGGAAAAGTTGAACGCGAACACGAGCGCCGCGTGAGAGCTTTCGAACAGGCGTTCTTCGGTCATGGTTTCCCCAGTCAATTTCATTCCTTCAAGCCGCTTGCAGCGGCAGTTGTTCCACGCTGACGCACACACCGGGCGCGGTGCTGTAGCGCTTGCTGATGCGGTACTCGACCGCCTGGGCGTCGTCGACCCAGACGATGCCGTTCATGCCGTCCTTGACAGCCTTGAGCACGTTATCGGCGTCCGGTTTCTTCGTTGCTGCGACCTGGCCCGCGGCGGCCAGCTGCTGGCGCTTCTTCGACCAGCTGCTCGGGATCTGCAGGTTGATGTCGAGCCACAGCTCCACCGGTCCATCCATGGGCCGCTGCCCGGCCATGGCGCGCTGCGCAGCCAGCTTGACCAGGTTCTCGAAGATCACGGTCTTCTCGGGTGTGTGGTGCTGCACCACGGGGCGTCCGTTGGCGTTCGTGACCGCCTTCCCGTTGCGCATCACTGGCACGCTGCGGGCGCGCCCCTTAGCGACAGGCTGGCCAGGCACCGAAAATTCAACCCGGCGCAGTGGCCGAGCGTTGTCGAACAGCGATGTCGTCATGCTCGGTTCCTTTCCGCCCAGCGGGCCTTGACCTCGGTTTCGATCTGCGTCGCGATGGTGTCGCCGTCCCGCCTGCGCCAGTACTCTATCCATGCCCGCCGGATCTCGACGTGTGGCATTTTCAGCAAGAAGCGCACGCGGCAGCAGACGTGGTTGAAGTCGAGGCGCCCGCCCTGCCGGCGGCACAGGTCGCACTGTTCGAGCTGATTCATGCGGCCACCTGCCCCGGCGTCACGCCGTGAAAAAATCGGTACACGACCTCGAACTCGTTCGGGTTCATCCGCTCGGCCTTGCTGACCTCGCGCTCGACCAGGTGCTGATCGCCCGAAGCCTTGATGACCCGCCGGCGGAACCAGATCGGGTGCTCGTCGGCGCGCTGCGGCGCAAGCTGCAGCTCGTCGGCCTTGGCGTGCACGCCCTCGGGGGTTTCGTCCCATCCTGGCGCCGGTGGCGCGGTGCGCAGCTCGGCCAGCGCCTCGTCCACGAACGGCTCTAGGAACCCCGGGTTCACCGGGGATGGGTCCTGGTCGGCCGTCCGTCGCGCGCACGCGAGGGCATGAGCCCGGAGCAACACCGGCATGGCGATGTTGCGGTCAGCAAGCCGGAGCAACGCCTCGTGCGCGCGCGAGGACAGGGCGACAGTTTTGCCCCGCTCGGCTTCCAGCAGCACCAGGTGGTTTCCGATTTCATCGGCGGAAAGCGGCGGCGGCGATGCCGAGTTATCCACAGGGCCACCCACGGTTGAGTCACTAGCGCCGCCGCCTATGTCTTTTGTTTTTATATGTCCTCTGTCCTCTGTCTCGCGCGCCCGCGTGGGTGGTGATGGGTCAGGTGGTGGGTAAGGTGAATCACCAGAGCATTCACCAAAGGGGGGCTTTGGTGTCGCCTTTGGTGGTGACTTAGGTGCGTCTTCTTGTGCGGGCAGTAGCCCCTGTTTTGCAAGCCGTTTGTACTCGTCTTCGACCATGCGAGAGCTGAACCAGATTGGACCGGCCTGGCTGTCTAGGATCGTCACAGTAGGGCCCCGCTTGCGCCCGTGGGTTGGCGTGAATGTTTGCGCCTCACATGATGCGCCCGCTTCAGCACCCTTTAGGACGCCCTTCTCCACCAAGGATTTCAACACTTTCACAGTGGTGCGCACAGCGCCCGCCAGCTCACCCAGAGGCCAGCGCAGAACGCCGTATTCCTCGCTCTCGTGCATAAGGCACAGGACATCGATCCAGACGCCCTTTTCTTCATGTGTGCAGCGCTTGAGCTTCAGGTTTGTAGTCCAGTCCGCCGTGTAGAACGGCATCCAGGGACGATCTCTTTTCATACTGCCCTCGCAATCTCCGGCAGCGGCCGGTCCACGCTCGCTATAGCGCTCTCAACGCGCTCAAACAGGCTTCTCAGCCGCTGCACCTCAGCATCAGCTTCCAGCCGCCGCGCTGCTGCCTGCGCGGCGTTGGTAATCTCGAACGTTCGGGCGTCAGGCGGAAGGCCCAACGCCTGCGCCAGCTCGGTGCGCGCGCCATCAATCCGCGCTGCGTCGCGCTCGGCGTTCTTGCGCGCGTCGTCCAGGGTCTTGCGGTATTCGGCCTCGGCCGCCTTTGCGCTCTTGTTCAGGCTCTCGGTCGCGGACTCGTAACGGTACCGCGCGGCGCGCCGATCATGCAGCAGCCGTGAGACTTCCTTGCCGAGGCGCTGCTCGACGCGATGGATCAGCGAGTACTCGTCAGCCACATCGGCGAACCGCAGCTTCACTTGGCGCTCAAGCCCGTCGATGAGCAGCTTGATCCAGGCCTCCAGTGGCAAGTTCTCGACCGGGCGAAGCATGGGCGCCTTGGCGGCACGCCAGCCGGCCTCGCTGCGCAGCAGCAGGCCGCAGCCCTCGGGAATATCGCCCTTGGTGATCAGCCCGGCCGGCGCGGCAAAGGTCACGCCAGCGGCATAGCGCAGGTAGCTCTGCCACTTGCCGGCAGTCACGTCGCGGCGGAAGTCGGCCACGGAGATCTTGACCTCGTAGGCCAGCGGCGTGAAGCGCGTGAAGCTGAACGGCAGGCTGTAGGCGTCGGGCCGCGGCGAGCCGACTGGGCCCATCTGCATGTTCGTCCAGACCATGCGTTGGGTTTTCTCGCGCACGTACTGCGCCAGGTCTTCCTGCAGGGCGTCGTGGGTCCAGGTCATGCTACGATCCGCGAATATTCATGGAGAGAACCATGGCGACATGCGATGCCTGCAGGGCGCAGATAGATTCGGTGTTCCGTAGGGAACCCCACGAGAACCTTGTTCTCTTGTCGAGTCTCGATAAGTCGTCTCCGGTCAGCCGCAACTGGTACCGGTGCAACACCTGCGGCAATGCGCTGCGGCATGAGTACGATCTGCCGGGGAAGAAGAGCACTTGGGCAGTGGACCCGCTTTTCTAAGGTCAGTAGGGCCACGTGTCCACCCCCGTCCGCTTTGCGTCCCGCACTCGCCACTCCGCAAAGATCCGGCGCCATTCCGGCGCTTTGTAAAGCTCGGCCGCAACGTCCACCAGCTCTGCGAGTTCTGCCCAACGGCGCTGCCGCCTGAGTTGGCCCATGCGGCGAGATACATCGCCGTAGACGATATGCTTACCGTGGTGCGGGATGCGAAATCGAGCGAGATCGTCCTGGGTGGCAAGTTCGAGGGAGAGCTGCTGCGTCACGCCGTCACCTCGTCGCAAACCTCATCCTCAACCGGCACACCGCTGATCGGGCGCAGGTCGCTGTCATAGCAATCGAATTCGGTATCCCTGAGCGATTCCCAGGGCTGATCCGCGTTCATCACGCGCAGCGGACCGCCGGCTGCCTGACAGAACCAAGCGGGCCCGTCGTTGAGCCACCGTGGCGCGCCGACGACTTTGACGACGCGGCCCAGGTTCTCGGGATAGGGGTCGCGCACGATATAGGCGAGATCGCCAGGCTTGCAATTCACAGTGACACCTCCGGGACTTCGTGGCCGAACTTGCTGGTAACGTAGGCGCGCATGGCCGCGACGAGCTGCGTCGGGCCGTCGTATCCCTCATCGTCGCTGGGGCGAATGAAGCCCGTCCAGTACCCCGGCTCAGTCAGGGAATCCACCGGCCCGTACAGAACGCTGATCAACGCGCGCCCGATGATCGGGCCGCCGTGCTGCCACGAAGACGAGAACGGAATCGCCTTCAGCGCAACCGCGCGCTCGGGCATGTCAGGGAATTCGGCGCGCGCCACCCAATAGTCGAGCAACGCCCCTTCCAGTTCTGCGACCTTCATCCCAGTTCCCTCCCCTGCCGGCGCGCCGCATAGCACGCCACAGACATCACCGTCGCCGCCGCGCCCGAGGCGCCGGACAGCAGCACAATCGCCAGGACCTGCCAGGCGTCCAGAGTGAAAGTCATTAGCCTTCCTCCGGTGGATCGGCCCAGCCCACCATCAGCTTCGCCTGATAGCGCGTGTAGCCCTCTTCGAGTAGATCGCGGTATCGGTCATAGTCGCCGTCGATACCGGGGTAGTAGCAGTCAGCGCACCAGCGCGAACCAAACACCTGCACTTCCTTCCGGCACCGGTAGCAGCTCCCATGGCTCGCGCTCATGCCGGCCTCGCAATCCGCACGTGCGGCAGCGGGCAATGCGGCGCGGTGTGGCTGTTACTTCCACAGTTTGCGCAGGTCATTTCCGGTTCCCCTCTTTATCCCAATCGCGGCCGAGCAGCTTCGTGTGGTCCAACGCCGCATACGGCCACTCGACCACCGCGGCGCGCAGCGTCGGCGCGTTCTCACGCCGGCTCATGGATGCGAAATAGCGGTTCAAGATCGCTGCCTCGCGCTCTGCCGAGTCCTTCGACGGCGCAGGGACGATGTCATCTGAGCCTGCAATGTGGATGGCCCACAAGGTTTGCTCGTCCATCACGTGCTTTCCAATCCCTTCTTCGCCAGGCAGCGCAGCGCCTCGTACTCGGCGCGCGGCACGCAAACGGTGCTGCCATCCCCGGGCGCAACGACATCCAGCTCGAGTACTACGAACAGCTGGCAGATCTTGGCGAACGACAGGCTGTGCCCGCTGTTGTTCAGGAAACGCGAAAAGTTCGTCGGCTCGACGCCGATCAGCTCTGCAACGCGCTTCTGGGTCATGGGAGCAACACGGCTGAGGACCGCGCTTTCCAGGCTAGGCATGTGATGCTCCCAAGTGCTGCAACCGTTTCATACGATTCATTCCAACAAGACAACGCAGCTGGCGCGCCAAGGCCGCCGGCAGGAAAAGGGAAAAATGGGAAACGGATGCCATCACCGGGCGCCCCTGCAGAAAGCGGCCCGGCCGGCGCAAACGCGCCTACTCTGGTCATGTGCAGCCATCTGCGTACGTCGCAGCATGGTGATTCCCCCGGTCGGGCCGCAGCCCGTTCAGTTGTGGCGCGCCGAGAGGCGCGGCAAAAGTCGTAGTGGTCGGGTCGCTTTTAAGCGGCCTCGGGATGGTCGAGGCGGGTGGCGGACTTGGGGCGCCCCCTCTTCTTCGAGGGCTTCAGCTCCTCTCGATCCGCCAGATCCACCTGATCCCAGTCAACGGCATCTGGAAATCGCGCACGCAGAAACATCACCCACGGCCGAGGAATGTGGTTGCTCGTCTGCCATTGCGAAATCCGGCCTTTACTGAGACCTGTCTCGCTAATGACAGCCTGGGGGCCACCGAGGGCCTGGATGAGTTCGCGTGCGTTCATGCCACGGAGTATAGAACTCTAAACCGTCACTATCAAGCCCTCTAAACCGACTTTGGTTTAGATTTCTAAAAATGACCCTAAGCGAACGAATGCAAGCGATCCTGGACGAAACTGGCGCCGAAGCTGTAGCGCTGGCGAAGGCCGCCGGCGTTACCAAAGGAACGGTGAGCCAGTGGCTGAGCGGCCAGATCAAATCCATAAAGCTGGAATACGCCGTAGGCATCCAAGATGCCTACGGCTACAACGCCTTGTGGATCGTCATGGAGAAGGGTGAAAAGAAGGTGGCGGCAGCTGCGGCCAATGACGGCGAAGCACCGGCGGACGAGGAGCTCAAGGCATTTGCCGACAGCGACTTCCAGCGCCTGCCCAAAGGCCGACAAGTTCCTGTCGTGGGACAAGCCCAAGGCGGCCCCGACGGATACATCAGCATCCACGACTACCCGCCAGATCAAGGTGATGGCTGGATTATCATGCCCACCCGTGACCCGTCGGCTTATGGCCTGCGCGTCCGGGGGGACAGCATGCGTCCACGGATCAAGAGCGGCGAGTTCATCCTGGTTGAGCCCAGCTTCGAGGCGCAACCCGGCGACGACGTCGTGGTCAAGTTCCGGGATGGCAGCGCAGTCGCTAAAGAGCTGCTCTGGGTCCGCGACGACGAGGTGTGCCTGGGCTCGATCAATAACGGCGTGCCGCCGATGACACGCCCCCTGGAAACGGTGCAGACGATCCACAGGATCGCAGCCATCATCCCGCGCGGATCCCCCTTGCATGTGCCCAGCGCCTGACGCGACCGGACCATGAGTGCACCTAGGTGGCGCGCTCGCAGAACCCTGGAGGCCTGGCAGCTCGAGGACGCTGAACGGCTGAGCGCCCTTTTCACACAGCACAAGGGGCCCTTCAGCGTTGCAGAATTCGCGCGCCGCCATGAGATCGGCCCCCAGATCACGCAGTACCTGGCCGGGCAGCTGCCGCTCAGCGTGAACATCGCGGTGGCCTTCGCGCGAGGCCTCGATGTCGAGATCGACGCGATCAGCCCCCGCCTGGCAACGGAAAGCCGCCGGCTGCCATCCGATCTAGACACCATCATCAAGCTCACGTCCGGCGCAGAGGGGGGCACCACGCCGCCTGAACGACTGCTGATCGTGATGGCAGAGCAGCACCTGGACGTTGGCACCCTCTCGGCCCTGCTGGGCATCGAGACGGCGGTGGCCAGAAGCTGGCTTGAGCCAGGCGCACCAAAGCTGCCGCTGCACCACGCGGTCAAGCTGCAGGAAGCTTACGACTACAGCCCGACATGGTTGATCAATGGCGTCGGCGCCCCGATGCTCAGCAATCTGCTAGAAGCTGAGCTGGACGAACCGAGCCTTCCGTTCGACATCGTCACAATCCCCCCAAGCAGATTCAAGCGCATTCCAGTGGTTGGCATGGCACAACTCGGCGACAACGGCCATTTCTCGGACATCGAGTATCCCGTCGGCTACGGCGATGGCTTTCTCACCTTCCCCACGAATGATCCCGACGCATATGGTCTGCGCTGCAACGGGGATTCCATGCGGCCGCGCGTCAAGCACAACGAGTTTGTGGTCATCGAGCCGAACCGGGCCGTGACGAACGGCGATGAGGTCCTGGTGAAGTCCCAGGACGGCCGCGTCATGGTGAAGGAACTGGCCTATGTCCGCGACGGCGTCATACACCTGTCATCCGTGAACGAGCGCCACGGCATGCTGCGGATTCCGCAGGACCAGATCGAGCGGCTGCACTATGTCGCCGGCATTGTGAAGGCGTCGGCTTGGAGGCCGGACTGACACAACGGAGCAGCGCTCTTTCCACCGTTCTGAGGGGTGGCGAATCCAGGCATCGAGTCGTTAAGCTGGGCCAGCCCGTAAAGGGCATTGGGAAAAACATGTCACGAAAGAGCCACTCCCCCCTCATTGCCGGCTCAGCGCTGGTGGTTCTGCTTGCCAGTTGCGGCAAAACAGAAGCGCCGCAACAGACCGAGAGTCAGCCGACTGCTGCCCCGCTAGCGGTAGTTATCCCTCCACCCCCTCCGCCGAAGCCGACGCACTACTACGCCCTAGAAGAGGACGGCGAGTACGGCTACGAAGAAGCACTCTCGGAAAATGATCGTAAGGCTGGCAAAGCCGCCTCGCCGCTTCGCATGATTCGCTACCTTGGAGAAAAGGATGGCCTCCACAAGGTAGCATCGATCGCATCCTCCACAGAGGTCGGCGTCATGAGCTGCAAGGCACCCTGCGAGTTCATCAAGATCGAGGTCGTGGTCGGCGGAAAGGTCGCGCAGAGGGAAACAGTCAGGGCGGTGAAGGGAACCATGGCCCAGATCATCATGGCCGACGCCATGAATGGCGAGCTGAAGCCGTACACGGCTGTGAAGTGGTAAGAGCTTCAGCCTGACGGTCGGATTGGCGGGACACGCTCCCCCCATACTAGTCGGCACAGAGAATAAGGTGCAAGCGACCTGCTTCCAAAACCACAGAGCCAATTTTGTATCGACAGAGGAAATCCGTGATTGAAGCTCTCGCACAGAAAAATGCCAATTGGATTGATCGACTATTCCTCCTATCCAACGGCGTTCTGATCATTGGCGCCATACTCGTAATGATAGCGACCAATGATATATCAGCGAATTTAATGACGTTTATAGGTTCCGGAGTCGTTGTGATCGGGACAAGCGGTGTATTCGCTTTCGGTGTAATGGGGGAGCGCAGAGCTAGAAAATCAATCTCAGAAAGCAATGCCAAGGCAGCGGCGGCACTCGAAAAAGTGTCAGAAGCTCAAATAGAGATCGAAAGACTAAGGTTGCTGTCTGCGTGGAGACGACTCGGCAAACATCAGAATGACACCTTCATCAGTGTATTGAGCGAGTTGCCGCGTGAGCATCGATCGGAAATATGGGTGCAATTTGTCGACACTGACCCGGAAGCTGTCGTATTCCAACAAGATATCCGTGAGGCCATTCAGGCGGCGGGATACACGGATCACTACTATTCCGGTTGGGAGCGGGCAATTGGGGTTAAGGTGAGCAACTGCACGTCACCAACTGGGCGGGTCCTGGCTTCAGCATTCGCAGCGGCAGGCATAGAAATTCGCGCGCTGGAAGGAGACATCGAGGGCGCGCCAGGCAAAGGAGTACCCCAGGTTCTTGTCGGCAGTCGGCCGCCGCCGCCAGGAACTAATGTGAACTATTAAGTTAATGAGCGCACCCATCGGGCGTGCGTTGCCGCCCGTGGGATACAAAACGCACATCGCCGAGACGCCCTGGAGCCCTCGGACATCACAAGCGCTGCGCCGCCCTCATCCGCGCGTCAAGATCCTAGCCGGTGTAGGGTCGCCCCCACCTCCGTCAGCAGCACCCTCTCCTTCCCCTGAATAGCCGGATCGGCCAGCAGCATCGCGAGGTCAGCTCTCGCGTCGTCGATCGGCAGCTGCATTCCGTCGTCCAGCGCCAGCTACTCGAACTGGCGGATTACTTCGTCCGGTTCCATCCCCACCTCCCCAAGGCTCACTCCAGACCAGCCTAGGCGGCGATGCGCTGTCGCGCCCCCCCCCCGTTCACCCCCCCTCTGACGTAGGACACTAAACTTTTTGGTTTAGTTTTCTTTACTTTATCAGGTTAGCGTTCTAAACTTCGTTCACACCGCTGAAGTTCGCAGCGGTTCGCCGGAGACAGAGATGAGCAAAGCCAAGCAGTCGTGGGAAGTGGGTCAACAGGTCAAGGTGGGGTTCCTGGCCGGCCTGACCGTCATCGCCAAGATCCCTACCCCGGGATTCGCGCCGGACGCCTATGTCCTCGTGCGCGGCGAGCAGTTCTATTCCTTCATGCCGCACAACGGCATTTCCAAGATCGACCACGCCGAGGCGCGCGACCTGGTCGCCCAAGCCAAGCGCATGCACGCAGCGGCCGAGGCCCGCGCCGCCGCCCAGGCCAACCGCGTCATCGACACCGCCAAGCTCGCCGCCGAGCTGCTGGCGGCCTGAAGGGGACCTGGCCATGACCCCCGCCGAAATCCTCAGTCACATCTCGCCGCAAGACCGGACCAACGCGCTGGCCAAGTTCCTGCAGATCGAGTGCTTCGACTACTCGGGTATGCCCCGCGAAGACCACGACATCGTCCAACTCGGGCACTACACCGACCTGCACGACGAGCTGGTCGCCATGGCGCGCGCCAGTATCGAGACGGACCGCGAACGCGCCACCGAGGCTCGCGTGATGCGCCAGGCCAAGCCGAACCACTTGCTGTTCAACGGGACGGGAGTGACAGCGTGACGTCCATAGCTCAAACCGAGAATTCCTACGGCACCGCAGCTGAGCGCGCCTACCTCGAAGGGCTGGCAAAGAAGCCGCAGGCAGTGGCATTGCTGCGCAACTACATCGCCGCCGCCGACAAGCGCGTGGTCTGGAACTCGATCGACAAAGCCAAGGCAGTTGCCCACGCGCACCTGCTGCTGATCGCTGTCCTGGGTGTCGACAACTTGCCGAGGGCAGCGTGAGCAGCAGCCGCCTGCGCAAGTTCGCGCGCCACCCGGTGGCTCAGCTGCTTGGCCTCTGGATCGGCACCACCGTCGCTATGGCCGTCCTTTTCTGCGTCTACGAAGCGGCCCAGAACAAGACCAGCCCCATCAAGCCCACCGCTCATCGGAAGCTCACATGATCGCCCGTCCCATCGTCCCCGGCCGCAGCTATCAGGTGCACGGCGCAGGACTCGATCTGACTGTACTCGCCACCAATCCGGCCGATGCCATCTGCATCGCCATCGACATGATCAAGGAACCGCAGCGATGAACATCATCACCATTCGCGCCAGCTCGCTGGCCGAGCTCTTCGACTGCCCTGCACGCTGGGAGGCCAAGCACCTGCTCGGCATGCGCCTGCCGTCCGGCGTGCCGTCGCACCTTGGCACCTCGATCCACGCCGGTACCGCCGCCTTCGACCAGGCCGAACTAGACGGCCAGCCCATCACCGCGGACGAAGCAGCCAGCGCGTTCGTGGCCACCCTCTATGACAGCAATGCCGATGTGGACTGGGAAGACACCAAACCGGCCGAAGCCGAACGGATCGGTCTGGCTCTGCACTCGCGCTACTGCGCCGAGATCGCGCCGCGCCAGCACTACATCGGCGTCGAAGTGGCATGCGAGCGCCTGGAGATCCCCGAGCTGGGCATCGCACTGACCGGCACCACCGACCGCGTACGCACCACCGCCGTCGGCGCGGGCATTTCGGACCTGAAGTCCGGCGGGCGCGCCGTGGGCGCCGACGGCATCGCGGTCACGGCCGGCCACGGTCCGCAACTGGGCGTGTACGAGCTGCTGGCGGAACACGCCGTCGGCATTCCCATCACCGCGCCTGCGCAGATCGTTGGCCTGAACACCGGCAAGACCGCGGCCGCGCAGCGGGTTGGCGTGGGCGAGATCGAATCGCCGCGCGCCGCGCTGCTGGGCACCGAAGAGCGGCCCGGCCTACTGCAGCACGCCTCGCGCCTGATCCATTCCGGCGCCTTCTACGGCAACGGGAAATCCGTCCTGTGCTCGCCGAAGTACTGCCCGCGGCATGCCACCTGCCCCTACAAGTCCTGATCCCAGATTCCTGAATCCTGAGCGAGACCACCACCATGAACACCGCCACCCTCGAACAAATGCGCGCGCCCGCCGTGCGCGAACCCGCGCCGATCATCACCATGGGCTTCGGCTCGTCGCAATCCTTCGAACTTATGCAGCGCGCTGCCAACCTGCTGTCCTCGTCCACCCTGGTGCCGGCGGCCTACCGAAAGGTCATCGAGAAGCTCGACAAATTCGGCAACGTGAAGGAATCCCGCGAGAACCCGAACGCGCTGGCGAATAGCGTTGTGGCTCTCAACATGGCGCAGCGCATGGGCGCCGATCCGCTGATGGTGATGCAGAACCTCTACATCGTCGAGGGCCGCCCGTCCTGGTCATCGCAGTGGATCATCGCCGCCGTGAACGGTTGCGGCCGCTTCTCGCCGCTGCGCTTCGACATCAAAGTACTCGGCAAGAAGGTCGTCGAGCGTGTCGAGATCGTTTGGGAGAACGGCAACCGCAGCAACGTGACCAAGAAGGTCGAGATCATCGACAAGGTCGCCATAGCCTGGGCGGTGGAACGCGAGACCAAAGAGCGCCTGGAATCGCCGCCGGTCACCATCGAGATGGCCGTCAAAGAAGGCTGGTACACGAAGAACGGCAGCAAGTGGCAGACCATGGATGAGGTCATGCTGCGGTACCGCACCGCCAGTTTCTTCGGGAAGCTCTATGCACCCGAGTTGCTGATGGGCCTGCAGTCGGTCGAGGAAGCGCAGGACATCATCGACCTCAACCCAGACGGCTCGTACACCGTGGCCAGCGCCTCGGTCGATGAGCTGCGTGGCAGCTCGCGCGCCCAGCCGGCCCAGCCCGCCGAAGTGGTCAAACACGCTTCCGAACCTGCCGCCAGCTCATCAACCGAGAACGAAAAGCAGGAAGCGAGCACTGCGGGCCAGCCGGCCGGCGACGAGCTGCCGCCGGATGACGACCAACAGGATGGTGAGGCCGGTACTGCCGACGACGAGCCCGCCCTCTCGTTCCAGGACGTGAACCGCGAACTGCTGACCGCCAAGACCATCGATGACCTCGATTACGCGCGCAGCTTCATCAAGCAGATCCCCGACGAGAAGGCCAAGGCGACGCTGAACTCGGTGGCAGCCCGCCGCATGCGCGAACTCGCGCCGTCGGATGAGCCCGCCGCGGCAGCGCAGCCCGCCCGCCGCGCACGCGCACCGATCAACGCCGACTGAACGATCACGGGCGAAAGCGGATGCCACGGAGTCTGCCGTCGACCGGAAGGCGACGTAGCAAGGCCGGAGGACGCAGCGAGTAGCCCACCCCAACACCTGACAGGACACAGAAATGAGCCACTCCCCTGAATTCAAGAACACCCTGAACATGACCGCCGGCACGCTGGGCAAGGATCTGCTGTCCGCTCTCGTGTTGGAACTGAAGATGCTGCCCGACACCTGGGTGAAGCTGCCGCAGAAGAAGCAGGACGACATTCTTGATCGCCTGCGCAACCGTGTCGACGCCTCGGTAAAGATGGCCGTCCACCTGATCGCCAGCCAGGGCCGCACCGTGGTAACCGGTGATCTCGACAAGCTGACCATCAAGGACGGCGTGCAAGCCGTCATCAAGATCGGCAAGTCGGCACCTGGCTTGCACGACCTGTCGGACGCCCAAGGCCAAGCCGTCCTGCTCGTCATCGGCGGTGGTGCCGAATTCACCGAGGGCATGGATGAAGTGCGTGGCGAATCCGATCAGCGCGCATTCGACCTCGGCAAGGAATACACCGACGGTGATGGCGACGGTATGCCCGAGGGCGATGCCGCCGCAGACGACGACAACGTCGTCGATGCCGAATACACCGAAACGCCGCTGGCGATCGAGCAACAGCCCCTGCAGGAAGAACTCGAAGCCGCACACGAGGCTGGCCACCGGGCCGCCAGCGAGGGCAAGCCCGAATCCGACTGCCCGAAGCTGGCCGGTGCGCTCTGCATTGCATGGGTCAAGGGCTGGAAGCGCTGGCACGCCGAGCAGGCCGGCCCCGACCCGCTGTACGACCAGGTCGTGGCACACGTCGTCGAGACGCAGCAGGTTTCCATCACCAAGATCCAGCGCCATTTCAAGGTCGGCTACAACCGCGCCGCTCGGCTGATCGAGCAGATGGAAGCCGATGGCGTCGTGAGCGCGCAGGACCTCGAAGGCCACCGCAACGTGCTGAAGACGACCGAGGAAACGGAGTAACTCACCATGCGCATCACTGCCATCCACGCCCGCAACTTCCTCGGCATCCGGGCAGCCGACATCATCCCAGCCACGCCGGTCTCGCTGATCTGCGGCCCCAACGGCGCGGGCAAGTCCAGCATTCAAGAGGCCGTCCGCATGGCACTCACTGAGGAGACCGTACGCGTCGGCCTGAAGAAGGAATACAGCAAGCTGCTGCGCGATGGAACCGAGTCCGGCTCGATAGTGGTATCCGTTGGCCCGCAATCGAACAGCATCGCGCTGCCGTCGGGGAAGATCTCGAAGGGTGTTCCAGCGGACGAGCGCGTGAGATACCTGCTCGACGCCCAGCGCTTTGCCAGCCTGGACGTGAAGGCGCGCCGCACCTTCCTGTTCGACCTGATGGGCCTCAAGATCGGTACCGAACAGGTGCGCGAGCGCCTGGTGGCGCGCGGCTGTAACGCCAAGAAGATCGAAGCCGTCCTGCCGCTGGTGCGCGCCGGCTTCGACGCCGCTGCCAAGGAAGCCGCCGGCAAGGCCACCGCCTCCAAGGGCGCATGGCGCGAGCTGACCAGCGACACCTATGGCAGCGTGAAGGCCGCCGACTGGGTCGCACCGCTGCCCGCCGGCGCCAAAGACCCCGAAGAACTGGCCAGCCTGATCGCCGAGTCGGAAGAGACCATCCGGATCCTGTCCACTGAGGCCGGCGAGTTGCAGCGCCAGCTGGGTGAGATCGACGCAGCGGCGCGGCAGCGCGCGCAGCGCGCCAACCAGATCGCTGAGCTGCGCGCCAAGGCCGAGCAGCTGCCGAAGGCACAAGACAGCGCCGCCCGCGCGCTGGCCGAGCGTGATGCGTTCCTGCCCCAGGTGGAGGCCCTGCGCGCCGCCGCCGGCGGCAAGGTAGCAGGCATGCCGTGCGCTTGCCCCGACTGCGGTGCCGCCTTGCTCTTCCTGGCGGGCAAACTTGCCAAGTACGAGCCGGCGCAGATCGACCCTGAAGCCGCCGGTCGTCTGCCCGAATACGAGCGCAGCCTGACCGTGCTGGAAAACGCGCTGAAGAGCCGTACCACCGAGCGCGACGCTGCCGACACCGCGGCGAAGCAGCTGCGCCTGCTGCAGGACCAGGCAGAGGCCGAGGCAACCGACAGCGCCGACGAAGTGGAGCGCCACGCCATCGTGAGTCGGCTGGAAGCCATTCAGGGCAGCATCACCCAGTTCGGCAAGGACCTCGATACCGCGCGCGCCGCGCAGCGTGCGCTGGCCCAGGCCGATGCGGTGACCAAGAAGGCCGGTCAGCACCACGCCGATGTGGCCGCTTGGGACGCGCTCGCGGAAGCCCTTGGCCCCAGCGGCATCCCCGCCGACCTGCTGTCCGAGGCGCTGGACCCCATCAACGAGCGCCTGGCCGCCGCCGCGAACGAATCCGAGTGGATGCGCATCGGCATTGAGGCGGACATGACCATCACCGCCGCCGGCGGCCGCCCGTATGCGCTGCTGTCCGAGTCCGAGCGCTGGCGCGCCGACGCGATGATCGCCGAGGCCATTTCGCGCCTCACAGGCCTGCGCCTGCTGGTGCTGGACCGCGCGGACGTGCTGATCGGGTCCGAGCGGGATCGGCTCTTCTGGTGGCTCGACGACCTGGCCGCCGCTGGCGCGATCGACACGGCGCTGGTGTTCATGAGCCTCAAGACGCCGCCGGGCGCCCTGCCCGAGTCGATCACCTCATTCTGGATCGCCGACCACGAGGTGGGCACCGTGCGGGAGGCTGCGTGATGGTCAGCACCACCGTGATGATCCAGCGCCTGGAAGGGCTGCTGGGCACCAAAGACCTGAACGACTGGGAAACCAGCTTCGTACGCACGCTGGCGGCACGCATGCATGCCGGCGAGGTAACGAAACTCAGCGGCAACCAGGTCGAGAAGCTCGACGATCTGCATGGGAGGCACTTCTCGTGAACACCGAAGCACAACGCCGGATCATCCGCCTACCCGAGGTCAGCCAGCTGGTTGGCCTGGGCAAAACCGCGATCTACGAGCGCATCAAGGAACACACGTTCCCCTCCCCGATCAAGCTTGGCCGCGCCAGCGGCTGGATCGAGGAAGAGGTTCAAAAGTGGGTCGAAACACAGATCACAGCCACGCGCGGGGGTCACTGATGCCCCGCGCCATGAAATTCACCCGCAAGTCGGTATTGGTCTATCTGCAGGAACGTACCGGCCAGCGCTTCACGCCGACGCAGATCGCGAACAATTTCAAGCGCAGCAACGCCGAGGCACGCGAGGTGCTCGACGACTTGCACGCGAACGAACTGATCCGCAGCGGCGTCGACGGCACCACCCGCGTGTTCTACGTCGCGGCACCTGGCAGTCAGCCGCGCCCCGAACGCATCGTCGGCCGCGGCGAGCTCAAGGGCTGGGAAGCCGGCCTGCGTCGATTCGAAGCGCTTTGCATGACCGTGCGGCGCTGATTCAGTAGCCGCAACAACAGCAGCACCTGCCACCGCTACCCCCACAGGAACGACACCATGACCCCGATTCTGTTCTATGACACCGAGACCTCCGGCCTGCCCCAATGGAGCCTGCCCAGCGAAGACCCCAGCCAGCCGCATATCACGCAGATCGCGGCCGAGCTGCACGACGAAGACACCGGCACCACGCTGGCCTTCATGGACCTGCTGATCAGGCCCGACGGCTGGACCATCCCGGAAGAACTCGAAGCGCTGACCGGCATCACCAACGAGAAGGCTGAGCGCTTCGGCGTGCCTATCGAGAAGGCGATGCCGCTCCTTCTCAACATGTGGCGCAAGGCAGAGCTGCGCATCGCCCACAACGAGTCGTTCGACATGCGGATGGTGCGCATCGAGATGATGCGTCTCATGGCCCATGACGCGCCGATCCACGATGAGTGGAAGACCTCCCCCGCCTTCTGCACGCAGTCGAAGAGCACCAAGATCATCAACCTGCCGCCGACCGAAAAGATGCTGGCCGCCGGCCGGCGCACGCCCAAGTCACCGAACCTAGGCGAGGCCTTCCGGCACTTCACCGGCACCGACCTGGTGGGCGCGCACAACGCTGCCGTCGACCTGGCCGCCTGCCGCACCGTGTACTACGGCATCAAGCGGCATCTCGCCACGGCGGCATGAACTGCCACGTTGCATTGGTCGTCACCGTCACCGGCATGTTCATCTGCCTGGTGATCGGTGGATACGCCCATTACCGCCTGCTCAAGAAGATGGCCGGCGACAATAAGGAACTGAAGTGAGCCAGCAAACCGAATCCGCCAGCGAAATGCTGCGTAAGCCGATCGCGGCCGTAGAGAAAGCCCATACCTCGCTGTTCGCCCAGTGCTGCTCGAACCCGATCAAGAACGCATGGGGCAAGGAAGTCAGCGTTGCCATGCTGAATGACGCGCAAGAGATGGCCGTCAGCTTTAGCGCTGCCCTCCGCAACGAGCAGTCGGCGGCACTGGCGCTCACAGATGCCCGCATTCTGGAAATTGCGATGGGCCATTTCAAGCCCGGGCATACCGTGGCGGCCGAAAAGAACTTCCTGGCTTGCGTGCACGACATCCTCGCCCAGGCCGCCCCGCAACCGAGCGCCAAGACGCTGACGGATGAGCAGAGAGAAGCGATCGCCAGCGCGATAGAAACCGTGATCCTCCACGGCACTATCGACTGGCAAAACGTTGCCGGCACGCTCCGCTCCCTCCTGGCCGCAGAGCAGCCCAGCGAGAAAAAGCGCGATGCCACCCTCAGCACTGCAATCGATAGCCTGAATGGCTGGATCGCCGCCAATGCCCCCGGCGGTTGGATTGATGATCTTCGCGAGGACGCAGAGCGGTACCGCTGGTCGCGCAATACCCCGGTGAGCATCGGCCGCAACGGCATCCTTATCGAGAACACGGGCGTCAAGTTGGATGCCGCCGTCGATGCCGCGCGCATCGCTGCCCGTGGCGCCGCAATCGCCAAAGGAGAGGCGCAATGATCCGCCGCCCTCTGCTTTCCGTTTCTGGCGCGTCAATTGTTGCCGCGATCTCCGCCGCGACCCTTACCGCCATCGCCGCCACGGTTCCCCCCGCGATCATCGCCGCGGTTCCCACCACGGCCATCACCTCGGTCACTCCCGCGTTCGCCGCCGCGATTCCAGCTTTGCTTTTCTCCCCGGTCACCACCGCGATTCCACCCACGCTTTTCGCCGCGATTCTCGCCTTGATCTCCGCCACGGCTCCAGCTGCGGTTTTCGTCTTGGTTCCAGCCACGGCTCCAGTTGCGGTTATCACCCCTGTCCCAGTCGCGATCCCAGTTGCGACGTCCGCCAGAGTAGCCACCACCATCCCAATCAAAGTACCCGCCGCCGTAGTACGGGCGCGAGTATCCGCCGCGATAGTAGCCGTCATCGTATGGAACAGCGACACAGCCACTAAGAAGTGCTGCCGTGCCCAAGGTGAGCACGAGAAGGAGTTTCATGACGAACTTCGCTTGCAGGTGGGTGAATTGCCGCAAGGATACCGACGGCCACCTCCTCCAGTTGTAAGAAATCGTGTCACACAGCGCGAGGTGACAGCATGATCCGGCGCGAATACACCACGTTCGGCATGTGCTCGGGCCTGGGCGGCGGCGCCAAGGGCTTCAAGAAGGCAGCCTCCCAAGTGGGCAACATGGTCGCGACCTGGCGCTGCCTGGGCGGCATCGACGTCGACCCGGCTGCCGCGCGCGATCGCGGAGGTGATGGGCACCACTCTGCTGCTGGCCGAGTCCGGCGAGACGTTCATGCTGTCGGCCACGCCGGTGTGGGTGCGGCCGGTGGCGGTGGCGCTGTCGGTGGCGCAGCCTGCGGAGGTCGCATGAGCGAGCCCAAGACATTATGGAGCCCGGCGCGCCGCGAGCGCGACCACCATCGCGCTGGTAGCGAAGCGCCCAAGGCGAGGCTATCTGATGGTGTCCGCCGCAATAGCAAACGCCCACCCTGCAAAGAGGCAGACAGCAACCCAGCCGGAGGCGATAAGCGCGATGTCGCGCCAATTCATTGCGTACTGAACTCGGGATCGTCGTCCAGACCTGCGTCGCGCATAGCTTCGTCAGCCTCTTCTTCGAGCGTCGGCTCGCCGTTCGCGATACGACGCGCATTGCTGAGATCGATGGTGCTGCGAATCTCGGCGCCTATCTCGGCGATCTGTTCGGCAGCTTCTGGCCCGAGCAGGTCGGCGAGCTCTTTGAGGAATTTTTCATTATCGTCCATGCCCGGCTTATCGGCACTGGGAAGCAAACCTTGAGGCCCCTATGAGCGAGAAGAGCAAAATCGAATGGACCGACCACACATTCAATCCGTGGGAGGGTTGCCAAAAGGTTGGACCAGGCTGCGACCACTGCTATGCCGAGACTCGCAATGCGCGCTTCGCTGGCGGGCAGGCGGTGAACTGGGGCCCGGGCGCGCCGCGTCGCCGCACCAGCGCGACCAACTGGCGCAAGCCGTTGGCCTGGAACGCCAACCATGATGCCTTTTTCGCCGAGCATGGCCGCCGGCAGCGCGTCTTCTGCGCCAGCCTGGCCGACGTGTTCGACAACACGGTGGATCCAGCTTGGCGTGCCGATCTGTTCGACCTGATCATGGCCACGCCGAACCTCGACTGGTTGCTGCTGACAAAGCGGATCGGCAATGTGCCGGGCATGCTCGTCGGGCCAGGAATGCCGGGCCGGTTGCCATCGAACGTCTGGCTCGGCGCCACCATCTGCAACCAGGAAGAAGCTGACCGCGACATCCCGAAGCTGCTGGCCGTGCCGGCTCGCGTGCGGTTCCTCAGCATGGAGCCGCTGTTGGGGCCGGTGGACCTAGGGCGACATCTCTGGAAGTGTTGCGGCGCCATGATCCCCGGTAACCAAGGTGACGGCTGGATGCAACCACCCGATCCGCCGGAGTGCTGCCAGTGCCCTGAGCCGCGAGAGCAACTGCACTGGGTCATCGTCGGCGGAGAGAGCGGCGCCAGCGCGCGCCCGATGCATCCGGACTGGGCGCGGAGCCTGCGCGACCAGTGCGCGGCCGCGGGCGTCCCGTTTCTGCACAAGCAATGGGGTGAGTGGCACACAGCCGCCACCGTGGCCAGCACCGGCGAGCCAGTATTTCGCCAGCTCGACAGCTTCCAGCAGTGGGTCAACAAGGCTCAGACGTGGATACATGGCGGCATCTGTCTGGACCGCCACGGCCGGGAGTTGAAGAACGGTGGCGACTTCATGCAGGCCCGCGACAACGATGACTTCCCTGTGACCATCATGCACAAGGTCGGCAAGAAGGCCGCTGGCCGCGTGCTCGACGGCGTGCAGCACGATGGATTCCCGAGGAGCGCGACATGATGACTCATGCCGCAAATTCACTCGATTGGGACGTCAGGAAGGTCCTCATCGCCAAACAGGCCTGCTTCCCAGACCTCCTGAATAGTGACAAGACCGAGCTTCGCGCGCTCGACATTGATTCTCTCAATGCATTCGCGAATCTCCTGAGTCAACACGGCGACGTGGAGCGCCTTACCTACGCCAACCTTGTCAGCAAGCTCTTTGTCGAAGAATTTTTCCTTAGTCATCGTAGCTCCCTCTTTCGGCAAACTGCTCGCAGGTTCATGGACCGCAGCATGACCAAAGAACGCCCTATCCTCTTCAGCGCACCCATGGTGCGCGCCATCCTGGATGGCCGTAAGACGCAGACGCGGCGCATGCTCAATCCACAGCCAGTTTGGGATCCGCATTGGGGCTCTGCTGCCGGTCTGACGGGCGCCTGGCGCATCGGCTCGCCTGCGCCGATGGGTCTAGCCGAACGCGGTGATCATTGGTCGCTCATATTCGATGATGAGAAGCGCCTCAGGTACCCCACCGCCGAGGCATACGGCTGGGGAGCGCGTGCCGGTTGCCCCTATGGCCAGCCCGGTGACCGCCTCTGGGTGCGCAAGTCGTGGCGAGTCGGCAAACCGCACGACAAGACGCCGCCGCGCGACATTCTTCCGCTGCAACTGGCGGCCGGCAGGGGCGTCACTGTGCTGTATGCGGCCGGAGGCGCACGAAGCATCGGGCCGGCTGGACGCATCGAACCGACCTATCCGGATGACGCGCCGATGCCGAACTGGGCTGGCAAAGGCCGCCCATCCATCCACACGCCGCGCGCGCTGTCCCGGATCGTGCTGGAGCTGACGGGGGTGCGCGTCGAACGGCTGAACGACTGCAGCGAAGCGGACGCAATCGCCGAGGGCATCGCGCCAGAACTGGACGGCTGGACCGATTACAGCAACCCGAGCTGCCAGATGTGCACGAACTCGGTCAACTCTTATCGCACGCTGTGGGACAGCATCAACGGCGCCGGCGCATGGGAGGCGAATCCCTGGGTCTGGGTGGTGGAATTTCGGAGGGTTCAGCCGTGATCATCAACCCACGCTTTCGCCCAAGCGATCCCGGCTGCCGCAGCACGCTCGAACGAGGGGTAGTACCCCAAAGGATCCGAGCCCTCCACGAGGCGTCCATCCTTTTCAACTGCACCGACTGCCTCGAAGGATCCATCGCCAAGCTGCTTTGCAAAGCCGCGGACGGTGTAGCCCTGGTAGCTCTCGATTGTCATGACGACCTCCGAATGGGAGGGGAAATCCTAGCATGAAGAACCTAACCACCAAGACCCTCGACGGCGAGGCCGGCTGCATCCTCTCCGATTGCGAGCAGTATCGCTACCGGCTCTGGCGCGAGTGGGATCCCAGCCGGCCGGCCCTGGGCTTCATCATGCTCAACCCGTCGACCGCCGACCACCATGTCAACGACCCGACGATCACCCGCTGCTTGCAGCGTGCGCTGGCCGGCCGCTATGGGCGCCTGGAGGTGGTGAACCTGTTCCCGCTGCGCTCGACGGACCCGAACGGCCTGCTGGCCCATCCGGCGCCGCTGGGCGACGAGCGCAAAGCCGACGGCGCAATCATGAACGCGCTCGATCGCTGCTCGCTTATGATCTGCGCTTGGGGCGCGCACAAAGCGGCGCCGGCGCGCGCTGCGGAGGTGTTGCGCATCGTCCGGATGTGCGGCCGCGGCGCCCTGCTCCATTACCTCGGGTTGAATCAGGACGGCAGCCCGAAACACCCACTGTATGTCGCGGCGAAGGTTCGGCCACAGCCATTTACGCCGTAGGCCAACAGACAGCAATCACATGGGTAAATCGCTTTTACCAACATAATGCGTAAAAAAGGCGGCGACGAACTTCAGCGCAATCCTCTCAACACTTCGTTCAGATCTCCGCACTCAACATATGCGGAAAGGTTGGTCGCCGCGATAGCGAAACCCACGCTTGAGCAGTGCACGTTGGTGAGATGGTCTGCAACGTACTGATCGACAATAGCAGCATAGGAAGGCGCCTTCGTTACCAACTCGTCCCGAAATGCGTCATTATCCGTATGGCCGAGGCTTGCATACTTCGAACGCAAGGCTCGGTACACATCTTCTCCAAAACCGCTCGTAAAGGAGCAGGCACCCGTATAAACGATGTGATTTGCCTGAATGAGGGATACTCCTTCAGCCGTCCGAGATACTGGAAGCGCGTCGCGGCCCAAAGGCTCCAGTTGCGCCAAGTCTGCGATATTAGCCAATGTCAGGTGCTGAACAAAGTACACAACTGAAAGCGCCGCAATTTGCTTTCCGGTCAGCTTCGGAACTACTTGGAGCGCCTCAGCTAACACAAGCTCTTTGAACTCAGTCGTCTGAGACCTGCAACGCTCAGCGATCAATGCGCAGAGCAATTCAGGGTTGGCACGTTCGCCTCTCCGTGCACTCGCCTGCACAGCATCGTTTATGCAAGCCTGCACGTCCGGATCAGCAAGTTTTGCGAAGTCGATTACCTCCGGCTTACGAGCGAGGTGCTCCGAGAGATGGGAAGCAAACTGTCTTACGTACTCTTCCGCGACAGCCCTCGCCTCCGCCCTCAACCTGGGGAAATTGCTCTGGAGGAGCAATTCACACAGTTCTCGAACTTCCGTGGCCGTCATCCCGTTCCGCTGAATGACAATATTGCCGCCAGCTTGAAGTGCCACTGCGCCTTCCCCTACTGCCTGCCCCTGCTTATCGCCGAATGGGTTCACTTTTTCAATCCTAGTGTTTCGCAGCGCGGATGAATGGCAGCACAATATTTTAGGCATTAAAATAACGACCAACTATAATGTTTCGCGTACTGCCCACACCACCACCATCATCATCGTATTTTACGCATATTGATGACAATAAATTATGGCCGACTGCAAAGCGACTCAATTCAACCAAATTCCGTAATCAAGCCTTCCAAAATACCTTGAAATATTCGCAATTGCAATCGCTTGACCAACACTCGTAAGTTGAATATGCCAGAAATTCCCATTCGAAAATTGCTGCAATAGCCTATCCCATGACGGCGCCGAGGCCGCAACTTCCTGCTTGAAAGAGGCATCATCAGGGAAATTTAGATAGGAATAGGCACCGGTGCGAAGGGCGCTATATATATCACCACCCAAAATTGTATTTAAGGAACATGCCCCAGTATATGCGATGTGTCGCCGCTGCGAATCCGAGATCTGAAAACCGGGCGTAGAAAAATCCAATGCTATCTTCGTCATCGGCTCCATCGCAGCAACTCCCTGCGCCCCTTGTAAAGTCATTGACGTCACAAAATGGACAAAGGATATCAGAGAAATTTGCTGTGAAGTTAATTTTCCGACAACCTGTACGGCCTCACTAATTACTACATCTTTGTAGTCATTTGATTGCTGAGAAATACGCTCAGTTATTAGGGAGCAAAGAATATCTGGATTGGCACCACGCCCCTTCCGAGCGCTTGCCTGCACTGCATCATTAATTGTTGCTTGAACATCAGGATCGGCAAGTTTTTCCGGCTGCACGAACGCAGCAGCGCCTGCTATCGAGGCTTTAAGCTTCTCCCCTAGTTCCGCCACATGCAATTCGGCTGCTTGCCTAGCCTCTTCCCTAAGCCTCGGGAAGTTATACTCCAAAAACAGCCGAACCATTTGATCAACATGCTCCGGAGAAGCCCCTTGGACATTAATATTCCCCTTGGCCTGCAGCGCAATGGCACCGGCACCAACACTTTGTTCCTGTTTGTCCCCGAGCACTTTATTTAATCCTTGTTTTGTTCATTTTGACATCTCCGCCAGCCTGAATTCCCACACCTCCCGCCTCGACTTTCTGAGATTGAGCTGCATCATTTGACTTTTTGCTCAAAAGGAAGGACGAGAGGAGCACGACGACCGCAGCGACGGTAGCCGCGAATGAATCGTATCCTGGCTTCATTACGGCCCAGATAACGCAAACGACAAGTGATAGAAATGAAACAACCTGAATCAGCCTACGCATTGCCGCTCTCCCTTAATTAAATGAGTGATCTCAGTCTGTTTTTTTCATTTCGGCGATCCGGTCCGCCCAAGCCTGCATCATCTGCCGCCGCTCGGGCAAGTACTGCGCATGGTTGTACGCCGCGCGCACCTTGTTGCGCTCGACGTGCGCCAGCTGGCGCTCGATCACGTCCGATCTGAACCCTAGCTCATTCAAGGCCGTCGACGCCACCCCTCTGAAGCCGTGCCCAGTCATGCGCGAGTGGTACCCCATGCGGTACAGGGCGTAGAGCATCGTATTGTTGCTGATATGGCCAGACTTGCCGCGGGGGCTGTAGAAGATGAAGTCGCGGTGTCCGTTGAACGCGCGCAGCTGCGCCACCACCGCGAGGGCCTGAGTGGACAGCGGCACGACATGCGGGTCGCGCATCTTCATCCGCTCAGCCGGCACCAGCCATTGGGCCTTGTCCTCGTCGATCTCTCCCCACTGGGCCTGGATCATTTCGGTGGTGCGGGCAAAGGTGAGCGTCATGAACTGCAGCGCTAGGCGGGTCACGGCGTCACCCTCGTAGGCGTCGATGTCGCGCAGCAGTTGCGGCAGCTCGATCGCGGACACGCGGGCCTGGTGCACGACCGGCGCGCCCTTCAGCGCGGTGGCGCTATCGATGTCGGCGGCCGGGTTGCGATCGCATGCCCCACAGATGATCCCGTACTGAAAGACCGCACGAACGCGCTGCAGGATGCGTTTGGTGGTATCCCGCACGCCCCGCGCCTCGATCTTGCGCAGCATGTCCAGCAGCACCGGCGCCTTGATGTCGGCAATCGGCATGGCGCCGATGACCGGGAACACGTCGTTTTCCAGGGAGGCGATCACCTTGCCGGCGTAGTACTCGACCCAGTTGCTCTTCTGGGTGGCGTACCAGTCTCGGGCCACCGCCTCGAAGGAGTTGCCTGCGGCGATCTTGACCGCGCGGCGCTGTTCCTGCTTCACCGCGCTCGGGTCCTGGCCGGCAGCCACAAGGGCCCGTGCGGCTTCCCGCTGCGCGCGGGCCTGGGCGAGCGTGACTTCTGGGTAGCCACCGAAGCCGAGCCGATTCTCGCCGCCGCCAGGCCGGTAATACTTGAAACGCCAGAGCTTTCGCCCATCGGCCATGATTTCTAGAAACAGGCCGCCACCGTCAAACAGCTTATAGGAACGGTCCTTCGGCTTCGCATTCCGGATCTTGGTGTCGCTTAAGGGCTCGACGGTACGGGGCAT